TTATTTCTCAGTCTCGTAACAATATCAATGCTATGTATACTAGCCAGCAGCCTTCTGGTGGTCAGGCTACTAAGTTTTATTCCTCATGTATTGTTAAACTCTTTTCTTCAGAGTCAGACAATCAAGCAATTAAGGGCAAGATTAAGGTAGGAGATAAATTAATTGAAGAAAAAATTGGCAGAACTATTAAGTGGGAACTACAGTTCTCAAAAACCTCCCCAGGGTTTCAATCTGGCGAGTATGATTTTTATTTTAGAGGTGACGATATTGGTCTTGACACCATCGGCGATCTTGTTACTACTGCTGAATTAAATGGAATTGTAGAGCGCACTGGCGCTTGGTACATACTTCCTGATGGTACAAAAGTTCAGGGCAAAGAAGCATTTGTTAATCGTGTAAGAGAGGATCTTGATTTGCAAGAATCAATCAAGGCTAAACTAAATGCCTAGTTATACCGTTTATCATGGAAGGTTTGTTTGTCATCAATGTAAAGCAGAAGTTACATCTCTTAGACTTTATGCACAAACAAAAGAAGCGACTTGGATGTGTAAAGATAAGCATCTTAGTTCGGTTAAGTTTGGTAAGCAGAAATGGAAGGGTAATGACAGAGAAGAGTGAGTCCAAGAGAATAGGTGCTAAACAGCACAAAAACTCTGGTCGTAATACTCAGAAGGGTGATGCATCCTGGAAGAACTTTGTCGTAGACTTTAAAGAGGTAGGAAAATCCTTTACATTAAATAAAGAGGTTTGGGCTAAGGCCACTACTGATGCTATGAAAAATGGAAAAGACCCAGCCATAGTTGTGGTAATGGGCGAGGGTAATGCAAAGGTCAGACTTGCTATAATTGAGATGAGCATATTAGAAGATCTAGTGGAGGAATAATGGAACAACAAGGAACAACAATAGATATGGTAAACGGTCTTGCAGAGATTGCAGACTATATGGAAGATGAAGAATTAACAGTAGCACTAACAATGATTGCTAAACTAATTATAAAGCCAGACATTCCTATTAATGTTGCTCATGTAGAGATTGTAAGGCTACAAGCAATTGCAGCAAAAATGGCTTTTAAGGCTACATGGATGGCTAATGTAGACAAGTCAGATCGTGGTAAAAAGAATCTTTATTATACGGCAGCAGAGTCGCTTAATAATTTAGTGTCTGCACTCAAGTACATCACCCGCTAATCTGCTATACTTATACTAATAGAAACGAGTAAAACATGACAAAAAGTTTATTACAGCAGATTATGGTTAAGCAGGAAAAGCCACCAGTACACGCAATAGATGTTGCTGGACTTACTGAAAAAATTCAGTCTGGTTATACTGTAAATCGCATAGAGAAACAAACACAAAAGAAAACCTTTGCTCCATCAACCATTGCTTATGGGCATGGAGAGTGTCCAAGATACTGGTACCTTGCTTTTGATGGACAGATGTTTGAAGATGATGCAACACCATACAGTGCAGCAAATATGACTGCAGGAACAAAGTCACACGAAAGAATTCAGGAAGCAATGGGCAACGTCCCAGACTTCCTTGTAGACTCTGAGTTCAAGATTACAAATAACGATCCACCAATTTTTGGATACGGAGATGTTATTGTTAACTGGCAAGGAGAAGAACTTCTTGGTGAAATTAAAACAATGATGAACGAAGGTTTTGAATACCGCAAGGCACACAACAAACCAAAGAGTGGTCACCTTATTCAGTTATTAATTTATATGAAGATTCTTAAGAAAGCAAAGGCAGTTCTTATTTATGAAAATAAGAATAACCATGAGTTGCTTATACTTCCAGTAGAAGTAAATGATTATTATCGTCGGTGGGTAGACCAGACGTTTGAATGGATGAGATCAGTTCGTAAGGCCTGGGTCGACAGAACCCTGCCTGAAAAGAACTATCGCTCAAATTCAAAAATTTGCAAATCATGTCCTATTAAAAAGGCATGTGCAGAGGCTGGTAAGGGAGACTTTAAACTAAAGTCCTTGGAGCCACTAGATGAAACATTGCCAATGGTGTGACAAACAATTTAAAACAGATATAACATATCAAATATATTGTTCACCTGAGTGTAGAGATATGTCTACTAAAGAAAAGATTGCTGCAAGGTATATAGTTTCTAGAAGACAAAAAAGAAAAGGTAAGGACAGGAATTGCAAATCATGTAAAGAGCCTTTGTCAATATATAATGACGAAAGCCTTTGTGTCAAATGCAATGTAAATCCTTCAATTGTAGCAAAAGCACTAAAAGAAATAAAGGATAATTTAAAATGAAATTAGCAGAGGCAATAGGAAATAAAATTCCAAAAACTATTTGTGCTATTGATGCAAGCACTAATAGTCTTGCCTTTGCTATTTTTGATACTAAAGAAAAAACTTTAAAGTCGGTAGGAAAGATTAATTTTAAAGGCAAGGATACCTACGAAAAGGTTATGGATGCTGGACAAAAGGTAAAGGCTTTCCTTGATATATATGAAGGCTTTGAGGCTATTGTTATTGAGCATACAGTATTTATGAATAGCCCTAAGACTGCTGCTGATCTTGCTCTTGTGCAGGGTGCGATTCTTGGAGCAGCAGGACAGTCTGGTACAAAGGTCATAGGTAAAGTAGCACCAATTACTTGGCAGAACTTTATTGGAAACAAGAAGATATCTAAAGATGAAAAACTATTTATTAAGTCACAAAATCCAGGGAAGTCAGAGTCATGGCTTAAATCATATGAAAGAGAACTAAGAAAGCAAAGAACAATTAATTTTATCAACATGCAATATGATAGAACAATTACAGATAATGATGTAGCAGATGCCTGTGGTATTGGACACTGGGCAATTAAGAATTGGAATAAAGCAGTAGGAGGGACTGAATAATGCCAGAGTTAAATGCAAACATACCACCAATAGAGTGCTATGTTCGTGGAAATTTTTTAAGAGACCAAGAAGATAGCCATGATCAATACTTTCCATGTGTTATCTTTGGAGTGTCAAGCATTAAAGGAAGAAGCCCGTTGTTTCATTTCTTAATGGAAGATGGTGGGTTGTGGTGGAGAATGCCAATAAATGCTTTTTGTACAAAGCCAGGAGTTCCAGAAGAGCCTATCTATAACCTTGTGTTATGGAATTCATTTTCTCCACACGTGGCTGTAACTAAATTTCAAAACTTAGTTAATATGAGAATGTCTTACCTTAATAGAGAAAAAGAAAATGTTCCTGGTAAGTATTTGTTTACGCTTGATTGGCATAACCCAGACTCAAATATTTTAGATGATGGGTACTCTGAGAACCCAGGACAGCATAAGTGTGGGCATGTAATTCAAAGAGATGACGGCAATTTTGCCATACAGCCTAACAACAGAGTTAAATTATATGAGCCTTCATTCGTAACAAAGAAAAGCCTATTGCTTCACAGGCTTGTTAATACAAATAAATGGGATGTTGAAAGTTATGATAAGTGGGTCTTAGAGGATTCAAATGCCTATAACTATGACATTTTTGAGAAAGGGGTTGACAATTAATACCGTGGGTGCTAAACTATATACAAGCGAAGTCTATATGCGTAAGAGATATCTTGTGGATAAAAAGACTCCAGAAGAAATTGCTAAGGAGTGTGGGGCTAGTATTGAGACTATCTATGTCTACCTTGCAAAATTTAAATTAAGGAAATCAAAACGATGAAAAAAATTAAGTATATGCTTTTTATATTATCATTAGTAGCAGCAGTTGGTATTTCCTATGCCACTGCAACACTGCGTAATATGCCAGAGTCGTTTGAGTGGGATGAAGATGATGAGTGAAAACCTAAACATAACGGTTGATCAAGTTAACCACCCAACGCACTACACAACAGATCCTTCTGGAGTAGAGTGTATTCAGATTACACGTCATCGTAACTTTAACATTGGTAATGCTTTTAAGTATTTGTGGAGAGCAGGGATCAAGGATGAGTCAAAAACTATTCAAGATCTTGAGAAAGCAATCTTTTATATTAAAGATGAAATCAATAGACTAGAAGGTAAGTATGTCAACTGAAGATGATTTAGTTAAGCATCTTGATCAGGTTAATCAGGTAGTAGAAGAATACCTAAAGGGCAACGACCCAACGGTAATTTCAAAACAACTTGACATACCAAGACAAAGAGTAGTTACACTTATTAATGAGTGGAAGGTCATGGCATCTGCTAACGATGCTATCCGTGCTCGTGCTAAAGAAGCCCTTGCTGCTGCCGATACACATTATAGTAAGTTAGTTTCTCGTACATACGAAGTTATTGATGAAGCATCTATGACTAACAATCTTAGCGCAAAAACTGCTGCCATTAAACTTGTAATGGATATTGAATCTAAGCGTATTGATATGCTACAAAAGGCTGGCCTCCTTGAGAACAAGGAACTTGCAGAAGAAATGATGGAAATTGAAAAGCGACAGGAGATTCTTGTCCTTATATTAAAAGATATTGCGTCCGAATACCCACAAGTTCGTGACGAGATTATGCGTAGGCTTTCTTCATTTGCAAAAGACAACGAGGTGATTACAGTTGTCCACGATGTTCAATGATTTTCTTGAGGCACTACAAGACGATCACTTTAATGAAATGCCAGTAGATGCAAGAACATTTGTTGAGGGCGAAGCCTATTTAGGACAACCACCACTTTCTGATATTCAGTATGACATTGTTGAAGCAATGAGCCAGATATATAGAAAAGAAGATTTAATAAACATAATGGGAGAAGATGCTGGTTCAAAGTATTATGATAAGTACACAAAGAATGAAATCATTTTGCAACTTGGCAAGGGATCTGGAAAAGACTTCACATCAACAGTAGCATGCTCATATATCGTATATAAACTCCTATGCCTTAAAGATCCAGCAAAGTATTTTGGTAAGCCATCTGGAGATGCTATCGACCTAATCAATGTTGCTATTAACGCTCAGCAAGCAAAGAACGTTTTTTTTAAAGGTTTTAAGTCAAAGATTGAAAGATCTCCATGGTTTGTAGGAAAGTATTATGCTAAGGCTGATTCGATTGAGTTTGATAAATCAATTACTGTTTACTCTGGTCACTCAGAAAGAGAATCGCACGAGGGTTTGAATTTGCTGCTTGCAGTTCTTGATGAGATTTCTGGTTTTGCTTCTGAAGTTAATACAGGAAATGAGCAGGGAAAAACTGCTGATAATATCTATAAGGCTTTCCGTGGATCAGTAGACTCCCGTTTCCCTGACTTAGGTAAGGTTGTTTTGCTTTCATTCCCAAGATACCCAGGAGACTTTATTTCAGAAAAGTATGACGATGTTATTGCTGAGAAAGAAGTTGTTGAAAGAACGCATAAGTTTACTATCAATCCACTACTTCCAGAAGATAGCCCAGACAACTCGTTTGAAATTTCCTGGGATGAAGATCAGATTCTTTCATATAAATATCCAGGAGTGTTTGCATTAAAAAGACCTACATGGGAAGTAAACCCCACTCGCAAGATTGATGACTTTATGATTGCATTTATGACAGACCTTGGAGATGCAATGATGCGTTTTGCATGTGTACCAACATTTGCTTCTGATGCATTTTTTAAGCAGGTAGACAAGGTAAGATCGTGTATGACACTACGCAATCCAGTAGATACATTCAAGAGGTTTGATGAATCTTTTAAGCCTGATCCAGACAAAGTTTATTATGTACATGCTGACCTTGCACAGAAACACGATAAGTGTGCAGTAGCAATTGCTCACGTAGATAAGTGGGTAAACATACAAGTCATTAATAACTATGAACAAGTAGCACCAATTGTAGTAGTAGATGCAGTAGCCTGGTGGGAACCAAAGATAGAAGGACCAGTTAATCTTTCAGAAGTTAAACAGTGGATTCAAAATCTAAGAAGGCTTGGCTTTAATATTGGCATGGTATCGTTTGACCGTTGGCAATCGTTTGATATTCAGAATGAATTAAAACAGGTTGGAATGAGAACTGATACTGTTTCTGTTGCCAAGAAACATTATGAGGATATGGCTATGCTTGTATATGAAGAAAGACTGGCTATGCCAGCAATTGAACTACTCTTTGATGAACTAACCCAGTTAAAGATTATGAAAAATAACAGAGTTGATCACCCACGAAAGAAGTCAAAGGACTTGGCAGATGCCGTGTGTGGAGCAATATTTGGGGCAATATCACATACCCCAAAAGACCAAAATATGGTGGTCGAAGTTCATACCATTAGTGATCGACCTAAGCAGGTTGACACTGGTAGAGACAATGTGATAGAATATAAACCTATGCCAGATGATGTAAAAGATTATCTGGATAGATTCAATCTACTATAAATAAGGAGAAATACCGAATGAATTCATTCAAGAAGATCGCACTAGCCATGGTTGCAGCCATGACTTTGGGCACAATCGTAGCAACACCTGCAAGTGCTGCTGTAATGACAGTCGCTGTATCATTGGATACCGTAGCAAACACTACGGCATCAGCAATTGCTACACCTGCATCATTGCCAGTGCCTGCAGACAACACAGTTGACGCTGCTGACGCACTTAAGTTCGTAGCAACAGTTGATACAGGAACATCAGTTTCTGTAACAGCAACAAATGCAACAATCGTGTCTGCACTACACACATCTGCTGCACCAGTAGGAGCAACATCAGGATCATCATCTTTGACAATTGCAACTGGTACAGGAACAACAGCAACATTTTATGTCTACACAAAGACAACGGCAATTGGCACAGTTGTAATTAACAACGGTGGAACAACTCTTACATACTATGTACAGGGCACTGCTGGCAAGATTAATACTCTTACAGTATCTGCACCAACATCAGGTGCTGCTGGAACAAAGCAGGACATTACAGTAACTGCAACAGATACATTTGGTAACAAGGTATCAGGTAAGTCAATTACTGCAACAGTCTTTGCTGCTACAGCAACACTAGACACAGCAACAGCAACAACTGGTGCTACACTTTCAGACTTTGGAGTTGCAAAGTTTGTTGCAACACTTCCAGCAACTGGAACACGATCACTAATCACATTCGCACCTACTACTTCAACTGATGCAACATCAGCAGACGTAGTTGGACTTCCTGCTCGTGCACTTGCACCATTTGCAGAGATCGCAGTTCGTGATCTAGTCTCAGAACTTGCTGCTGAAAAGGCTGCAAAGGATGCAGCACTTGCTGCTAAGGCAATTTCAGATGCTGCAGTCGTAAAGGCTGCTGCAGATGCTGCTGCTACTAAGGTTGCTTCAGATGCTGCTCTTGCAGCAGAAAAGGCTGCTTCTGCTAAGGCACTTGCTGATGCAAAGGCTGCTTCAGATGCAGTTATCCTTGCTAAGGATGCAACTATTGCTAAGTTAACAGCAGATAATGCTGCTACACTCAAGTCAATTAAGACTGCTTTCAATGCACTTGCAAAGAAGTGGAATGCAAAGAATCCAAAGGCAAAGGTTACTTACATTAAGTAATTATTCCAACAACTAAGGGGATTGGCTGAGCGCTAGTCCCCTTTTTTGTGCAATAAAATGGTATAATCATCCTATCAGACATCATGTCTGCAAGGGGGAAAGGTAATTAAAAAACTAATACGCATAGTAGCAGCCACATTGTTAGCATTTGGCTGGCTTATTATCTCCCCAGAAGGTGCTTACTCTGATGACCCCCTCACAGTTGCAGCCCAAGAAATACAAGAACTTAACAATAGTGTAGACGACCTTGGCTATCAAGATGAATTTATATCCTTAATTGAAGATGCAGAAGATAAATATGATATTGCCGTATCTGCAAAAGAAACCCAGACTCAAACCTCTGGCCTATATAATGATGCCATTGACGCAGAAGCCACGGCACTTGAAGAAAAAGACTTAGCCCAAGCAGCAGTAGATGGACAAACAGCAACAGTAGCCACAGCACTTGAGCATAAAGATGATGCCTACGATGCACTTGGTATAGCCAATATTAATCTACAAACAGCACAGCAAGCCCTAAATAGTGCTGGTGGAACTGGTCTTTCCTACACAGTTTATAACCTATTAAGAAGTGGAAATTCAGCAGTACCTGGATCTGTAATCTGCTCAGGCACATGGAACTCAAACTATATGCAACTTCCAGTATGTCAAAATAGGTATGAAAACATTGTGGTTAAATTTGCTGGACAGATAACAGTTCCATCATGGTTTACAACAGTAGCGTTTGCAGGATATACAGACGATGGCTTTAGAATGTATGTTGATGGACAGCCTGCTGTTAACAACTGGGTAGAGCAAGGGGTGCGGTGGAGTGCATGGTCCCCAACATATGATGTAACCGAAGACAAAACTTTAGATGTAGAGATATGGTGGTATAACGGAGGAGGCCCAGGGTCTTATCATCTTGGGTGGACAATACCTGGTGGAATGACAGGAGCAGGCTGTGACTATGCTGGAAATCCACGAGTATGGGGAGAAGACTTTAGTTGTAATTTAAATACATTCTCATCTGGACCTGGAGCAACTCAAGAACAAACCAACGATTACAACAACGCCCTTGCTGCAAGAAACTCAGCACAAGATGTGTATAATGATAAACTAAATGTTTATAATCAATCAGTCTCAACACTTAATACTTACAATCAAACCCTGACAACTAAAACTAATAACTATAACACTGCTGTATCAAATGTAGCAATTGCGTTACAAAATAAAGAAGATGCAGAAGATGAATATAACCAGTCAATTGTTCATTTAAATAATGCTATTAATGATGCATGGAAATATTATTATGAGCAATCAGCAAGAGAACTTAATGCTGCAATTGCTCAAGCAGCAGCCAATGCTGCAGCCAATCAGCCTACCCCAGAACCAACACCAGAACCTTCTCCAGAACCAACTGAAGAGCCAACAGATGAGCCAAGTCCAGAACCATCCCCAGATCCAACTGATGAGCCAACTGAAGAACCTACTCCAGAGCCTTCTCCAGAGCCTACAGTAGACCCTACAGACCAGCCTACACCTGAACCTACCCCAGAGGAACCACCTACTCCTGAACCAACTCCAGAACCAACTGAAGAGCCTGCCCCAGAACCTTCACCAGAACCTGGGCCAGATCCAGAACCTGAAGAGAACCCATGGACTGAACCAGATGTAGAAATTACTGATGAAGTTTTAGCAGCACTTGTTCCTGAAAAAGGAACGGGAACAGAAGAGGATTTATCTAATGTTATTGCTAATCTTACAAGCAAGGATAATAAGTTAGTTATTCTTTCCCCTGAACAAATCACAGCAGTTAGCCAAACTCTCAAAGCATTAACACAAGAAGCAAAGCAAGAGGTTGCAGAAGACCTTGGCATCAAGCCTTCAGAAGTTGCACAGATTGCTGAGCAGATGAAGTCTAACCCAGCACTTGCAGAAGCATTTGTTGAGTTTACAGACAGAGCAGAAACTGCAGGGGAGACACCAATGCCTTTTACATTAGCAGATGCAGTAACAGAAGTACAAACAGAAGCATTCTTAGCAGACCCACTTGGAGCAGTATTTGAAGTTGATGTTACAGAACTCCTATCTAATTTCTCTGAATTAGGTATGGACATGACAGATGATCAGAGAGAAAAAGCCCAGGAAGTCATTATCCCAGTAATCATTGTTTCACAGATTGCAAATGTAATGATTGGGATGAGGAGGTAAAAATGAAAATAATCAAAAAAGTTGTGAAGGGATTCTTCACATGGCTTAAAGATGCAGGGGTGGAAGTGATTGCACAGGCCTTTACTCTCCTTGGCTTCTTCATCGCATGGCTAACTTTGACGGGATCAGCAAGAGACATTGTTGGTATTGCAGTACTTGCAACAACAGTAATTTGGCTAATAACAATCCCATTAAGAAAGGAGGACTAAATATGGCAACTAAAAAGGTAGTAGAGCCTCCTAAGAAGGAGCACCCACAAAAAGCAATAACCAATATCTTAATGCGTATAATAGCAGTGTTTGCTGCTTCTGGTCTATCAGTACTTGGTGCTGGAGCAGTAGTTGGAATTGACACAGTTCAGGCAGTATTCTTAGCAGGACTATTAGGCGTAGCAACAGTCATTGAAAGACTGGCAAGGGCTTTTTTGGACGATGGAAAACTCACATTGTCAGAGATCAATGATGCGTTTAAGACGGTAGACAAAAAGGCTAATTAGTCATTATTGACGGTAGTTGACAGCCCTCTCTGGGCAATGGTATACTTAAGTATCACCTATCTGGAGAGGGCTTTGTCATGACCTGTATTGTTGCTTTGCGCCATGAAGATAAAATTTATATGGCTGGAGATCGTGGAGCATCAGACGATGGTGTTATTCTTTCACTTGAATCACCAAAGGTTTGGAAGGTTGGTCCATATTTAATTGGATATGCTGGCTCTATGGACGGTGACAGAATTAGGCACAATTTTAGACCGACAGCGCCAAACATCAAAGATACAGATAAGTTTATGCATACAAAATTTATTAAAGAACTCCGTGAATTCTATAACGAGTTTTGGATTGATACATCTAAAGAAGGAGAACTTAGTTTAATCATTGGCATTCGTGGTGAAATATATGAGCACAGTTCTGGAGATATGTCTTTATCTAAGTACTCTTTACCATATGTTTCTATTGGCTCTGGATCAGAGTACGCCTATGGTGTTTTATATGCAACAGACAAACAAAAAAATGCAAGGAATAGAGTTAATCAGGCAGTATCTGCAGCAATTAAATTTAACCCATCGTGCATGGGACCAGTTGACATCATAAGCGCTTAGGAGTATACTTAATATATGAATCACACACACGATGATTTGTCACCTGAAGAACAAGAGTTCGGTATTTGGCTTGAAAATGGTATTGAAAGAGGATGGGTAACTCCACCGTACTGCAATACCCATGATGGCGGATACGAGTATATGGGTGAAGAAGAAATTGAGGAATGGGACCAAGGTGGTGACCCATGTTGTCATGTCGTAAGACTGATGATCTCATAAATAGAAAAGGAATATAATGAAGAAAGTACTACTAGCAATACTATCAGTATTGGTTGCATTTACATCATTGCAGCCATCTCATGCAGAAGATCAAAAAGTTTTAGCAATTATTGACTCTGCTATTAACTCTACAAAGTTTAATTCAATTATCCATGAAGTTTGTTTTACAACTGTCAAGTCATCAGTTGTTAATCAAGATATGTCTTGCCCTAACGGAGAACTGTTTATGGAAGGTCCAGGCGCAGCATCTGCACCATGGCCAGTATCTATCAACAATGCAACATATCACGGAGATAGTATGGTTAAGGCTGCATTAGCAACTAATCCAAATCTTAAGATTGTTTTTATTAGATTTAACGATGTTACAAAACTTGGAAACTCACGAGGAGATTCAAAAGCACTAATTGCAGCAATCGAGTGGGTATCAAATAACGCATCAAAATATAGCATTGATGCATTGTCAATTAGCCAATCAGGTACTAGTACCGATATTAAAACAAAGGCTAAGACATTTCATACTGATTGCACAAATTCTTTAGCATTAAGTTCAGTATCTAAATTAAACGCAAATAATATTCCTGTCTTTGCTGCAACTGGAAATGATGGGCTAAGCAGCCTAGTTGGTTTTCCAGCCTGCGTTCCTGGAGTTATTGGCGTAGGTGCAATGGGATCACCAACACAATTTGAAAAAGCAACAAATAGAGGTCCTGGTCTAGACCTTGTTGCTCTTGGCAAAGTTAGCATTACTAAATATAATGGATCTCAAACAGACATCTCTGGAAGTTCTGGAGCAAATGTTGTTGCAGCATCAGCATATGTTAGTAAAAATACATACAAGACATTTATAGAGTATTTTAATTCTTTATCAAAGGTTATAATCTCTGGAGTGTCTTACCCGTACACATCTAAATAATATATAAGTCCTGGGCATGACTAAAACTGCCTTCAATGCCCTATAACTCAGTTGGTAGAGTGCCGAACTGTTAATTCGGATGTCCCTGGATCGAGGCCAGGTGGGGCAGCGTGATATAATAAGATTGTCATACCTATAAGGAGGAATAACATGGCAGCAAAAGGTAGTTTAGAAGCAATCATTGAGGTTGCAAAGAAAGAAGTGGGCACAATTGAAGGCCCTAAAGATAACGAAACAAAGTACGGTGCATGGATTAAGGTTAATTTCCAGCCATGGTGCCAATCATTTGTTTCTTGGGCAGCATTTACTGCTGGAGTAAAGTCATTCCCTAAGTCTGCATCAACAGTAGCAGCAGCAGATTGGTTTAAGAAGGCTGAGCGTTGGTCAGATGCTCGTAACGATGATCCACAAGCAGGAGACTGGATCTATTTTGATTTTCCAGAAGATGGAGTAAATCGTATTTCACATGTTGGGCTTTGCATTAAGAATAATGGCGATGGAACAATTCAAGTTATCGAAGGAAATACATCTGGAACCGCAAAGGGAGATCAGCGCAATGGTGGAATGTGTGTTGAAAAAACTCGTGGCTATGTAAAAAATAACAAGAAGAAGTTGGTTAATGCTGTTGTTGGTTGGGGTCGTCCAGTTTACACTGGTGAAGAAAATGCTCCACTACTAAATAAGTTAGCAGCAACACCAACACCTGCTAAGCCAACTGCAGCACCAAAAGAAATTAAGCCTGTAGTAAATAAACCAGCAGGTCGCAGTGGCGGAGGAAAAGGTTCAGTAGCACTATAATGGAATCAAAAAAGAGAAGCACGTACAAAACATTTACATGGCCAGCAGTTCACATTGGATTTGTTGGTACTTTAGTCTATTTTTTTGAAAAGGCTATTACTGGCGAAGCCCATTGGGAGTACGCTGGAACCTTTGCAATTGTCTATACACTCTGTGAGATGTTAGGATTTTTCTTACATGAAAGAGCATGGAACAAATTTGGAAAGGAGATCAAGTAATGCGTATTAAAATAATTAGAGCAGTAGTAAAATTACTTGGATATGAGTGGGGTGGAGATAAATTAAATGCCCCAGTTTGGACCGTAAAAGAAAAGAAAAAATCTAAGTAAATGGCATTATACGAATATGACTGCATGCCTTGTGGTCAGCGATATACAAAAGAAAGATCAATTAAAGAAAACGATCCAGGGTATGCTTGTGAAACTTGCAATCTACCGCTGGTTCGTGTATACTCTAATGTAGGAGCAGTATTCAACGGTAGTGGATTTTATTCCACTGATAACAGAAAGCGGTAGTATAATGTTTACAATGATTAAAGATGAAGTAAAGCAAGAATGGCAACTATCCCCAGCGGATCGTTGCGATAGATGCAATGCTGAGGCATTGGTTAAGGTTACAGGTATAAGTGGAGAACTTTTATTTTGTGGTCACCACTACAATAAGATTATGGATAAACAAGAAAGTTATAAAAAGATGATGTCTTTTGCGCTTACAATTCTTGATGAGCGAGAAAAACTAGCATAAATAGTGAAGTTCCACTACATGTGGAGAGGCGAGCCATTAAACTCAAAAAGACTTAGGGACCTCTCTTCTAAACTAGAAAATTCTGGGTATTACTCAGTTCTGCTAACCTTTCATTCAGAAAGTCCAGACTATTTAATAAAATCAGCAGCCGCTTTAATCCCAGGGAATAAATTAAAATATATGATTGCCCTAAGACCATACCACATGAGCCCTCAGTTTTGTGCAATGGTTACTGAAGGATATAATCAAATAGATAGTAATAGGTTAATATTTAACTGGATTGCTGGAGATTTTCATAACAGAGATGACGAGCCAAGACAGGTTGACGTATTTGGAAAAACAGAGTCAATTGATCATATAGTTAAAAGAACTGTATTCTTAAGAGATTTTGTTAAACAGTATAATTCTTTTAATATTGTATCTAAAAAACCAGAAATGGTATTTAGCGGTTTTTCTGATTATACTTTAGAGACTGTAAAAATTTTTAATGGCATATCTTTATGTATGATAGATGATTATAGGAAAAATATAGACAAATTTGATAAAATAGATAACAGAATGGTCTGTGTTAATCCTATTATCCTAAATTCAAACAAACAGATAGACGAGTATAAAACTACAATATCTTTAATTAATCCAAGGTCGTTGTATACTACAATTATAGGAGACAGGGATACTGTAAAGCAGAAACTTCTTAGACTAAAAGATGAAGGAATAACAGATGTTCTTTTAGATACAAATAGGCCAGAATCTTTTGGAATTGAGAACGAAGCAAGCAATACAAATGATATACTAGTTAATGAACTAGTTAGAGAAATATCTAAGGAGAAAAGCAATGTATGAATACTATGTAAGAAAAGTAGAGAATGTAGTAGATGGAGATACCATAGATGTTCTTATTGATTTAGGGTTTGATATTCTGTTTGCATCCCGTGTAAGACTGGCTGGTATTGATACCCCTGAGTCCCGTACTAAGGACCTTGCTGAGAAGGCTTTGGGCTTAGAGGCTAAAGAATACCTAAAGAAGTCTCTAAAGGACGCCAAGTCCGTTGTAATCAAGACTGAAAAGATGGACTCATCTGAAAAGTATGGTCGCATTTTAGGCTGGGTCTATGTAGATGGCAACACAGTATCACTTAACGACATGATGATCAATGATGGTTATGCATGGGGATACCTTGGAGATACTAAAGTCAAGGACTTTAATGCACTTGCAAAGGCAAGAAAAAAGTCTGGTAAATAATATGGGGCTTCAGGAAGAAGCAATGCTTGAACATCTCATGCTTCAAGGGGCTGTTGAATTCCAGGGTATTGATGAAATAACTGGAGAGATGATGTATACCATTACAGAAAAAATGAAAGAAGTTAGTCCAGGTATATATGAAGAATTAAAGGATCAGTACGAGCATCATATGTTTCAACTGATTGATCAAGGCCCTACCAGAATGACTTGGAGGGTCCGTACGTGAACTTTAAAGATGAAGATGATGCAATAGATCAGTTAATCTTGTCTGGTGCTTTAGAGGTTGCTGGAATAGACATAAATACAGGAGAGCCAATATATAATTTTACAGAAAAATTAATAGATATAAGTCCAGAGTTGCATAAAGAAGTTTCTTTATATTTTTCTCGTGAAACTATGTCGTTGTGGAGTCATGGGTTTTTGGACATGGATGTGACTGAAAAAAATCCTATAGTAACTCTTACGCCAAAAGCATTAGATGATATAGAGGTATCTAAACTAAGCAAAGAATCTCAGGCTACGTTGAGGGAAATAATAAGAGTTATCCTTTCAGATAAGTAGTATAATTGTTTTGGAGACATGATGGAATATTTTTTAGGATCTGCGATCACCTTGATTGCTATGTTCATTACAACAAGGCTTGCAGTTCCACGCATAAAAAAAACAAAACATCTACCATTTAGGTATAGTCAAAGCCACATACATATGCTTGTAATGCCTTTAATGCCAGAACTAAAATACCGTAAGAAAAGAATGATTACTCAGTCAAGCAAGCATGATGAAAAAATTAATATAAAAGTAATAATATTAGAAAATAAAGCATATTTTGTAAAAGATGGAGGGTTTTATTGTGCAGATGTTGATGGCCATTCAGTAGATAGTCAGAATGCAACCCTAGTTGACACAATAGGTATGGATAAGGTACAATTAGATAAGATGCTGTTTATAATGGATCAACTTAGAGAAGGGAAAACTAATGATAGTGGGAATACAGGGAACAAGTAGTTTTGATGACTACCAGGTTTTTCTTAGAGCCATGGCAGTCACAATGTCTTCTTTAAAAGAGGATGATCAGTACTTCTATGTTTATTCTGCAGGACCAGCAAACATTAATGCAATGGTTATGGAGTTTGCAAATCTTTCAGAACGAGGGCTAAAGGCTCGTGGTAAAAGTATTAAGTATAAGCCAGTACCTCCTTCATGGATTACAGAAAATATTTTAGATATAAATTACTTTGCTTTTTTAAGTAAAGAAAAAGAACAGGTATCAAAACTTGTCGATGAAGCAAAACAAAATAATGTCGAATACGGCATTTTCCGATACTAACAGAAAGAATAAAAATGCAAATCAAATCATTAGAACAAATGGAAAAAATTGTTAATAGCAACAAGTCTTTAGTTTGGGATGGATGGACTGTAGTCAATTCTTATCCTTCCGAAAAAGGAAGAATAGATCAGAATGGAGCATTTGTTAATGGCAAGTGGCATTTACAGCGTCGTTTTGTACCTTCTAAAAACGGATGGGACATACCAGACAAGTTTGTGAGTTAACATGCCAAAAGATAAATGGAAAGACGATGCTGTATGCTTAGACTATGATACAAATTTATTTTTTGAAAAGTATGAAGATGATGAACTACTAAGACCAGCAATAGATAAACTTTGCTCTATGTGTCCAGTATCAAAAATGTGTTTTGCTGTTGGAGTTTCACAAAAAGAGTGGGGTATTTGGGGTGGAGTTTACCTTGAAAACGGGCAGATATCTAAAGAGTTCTCTAAGCATAAGTCTAAAACAGACTGGGCAAACACTTGGCAAAGACTAACAACGGAGCAATAAAATGTATACAGATTCAATGAGAAGAGCGTTTCATTCTTTAAAAGGTCCAAAAGGTTTTCATCTTCAGGTAATTGATCATGATAATTTTTTAACAGTGAAAGCAAGTGAAAAACAGTTTATGAGTCTTTCTGGAGAAGAAAGAAAAGAGGCTGTAGAATATATGATTCGTACAAAAAAAGCACTTGAAGATAATGGGGCAATTGTTTTATTAGTTAGAGAAGGTGGGGCAGAACTATGATCGAGTTTATATCATTTTTAATTTTTATATTTTTATTTTTTGGATTAGTAGTTAAAAATATTATATCTAGTGTTAAACTATCTTCACTTTATAAACAAGTACTTCAATTACACATAGACAAAAATATACTTTCTGAAAAACTTTTTGAAGCATCTGCCTTAAACTTATTAAAAAACGAAAAAGAATCAGATGCTTTTTTAAAATTTATTTCAGATTCTAGGGACTGGGCATATCAATATATAGATGATGTGCAAGAGGGTATTAATAAATTTATTAAGGAAGTTGAGCCAGAAATAGCATATTTTGATGAATATGGTGTTGCCAGTTCTGCTTATCCACATTACCATTCAATGAAAAAAATTTCTTTAGCATACAAAGAACTAAAAACTCTATTACCTGAAGACTATGATAAAATAGAGTAATGATAGTCCTTAAAAGCACGAAGAATCTTAACTTTTCAATATGCGAAGAAGAACTTTGTCAAGAAGAAAGTACTCAGATTTGGGCAAATTCTGAAAGTCGTATTGTAGATCTATGCGATATGCACTATGCAAAGGCAAAAGAATGAAGTTTTATTATTTTGGTGGAGTAATGGGAGACACAGAAAACATAAAGTCTCCGTCAAACTTAAACAGCCATAATTTTTCTGGAGTAATGTTTACCCATGATATCCCAGAAGGAGACATGTTTGTTAAAACAGCAAAAGATATAAAGCATGGCGAAAATATTAAATACTTAGTTGCAATTCGTCCATACACAATATCTCCCCAGTATCTTTCTATGATAAACAGATCTATAAATAAAATAGACAAAGATAGGCTTCAAATTAACTTAATTTCTGGATACATAAAAGATCATGAAGATGGTGTAGGTGGTGTTGTTGGAGATGTTAACGACAAATCAAGCGCCCTTGACAGATCAAACTACATGATAGAATTTCTTAAAGTATTAAACGAAATGGATCAAGACAAAGAATCACCAGGATACTGGAAAGACCCAAACCATAAAAACAAATTAGATGTTTATGTATCAACAACAAATAGTTATGTATTTGAAGCAGTAAAAAAATATGGACATAAAATTATTTTGCCATACCACATATATGCTCGTGGTGGATGGTCTGATTTCTTAAAAGATTCTTCTATATTAATCCCCCTTGAGTTGGACGGCACAGAAGTAATGATTGCAATTACCCCTATTATTAGAAAAACAGAAGAAGAACTTGACCTACTAACAGACCATGTAGTTAGACCAGTATGGAGAAAGGGAGAGATTCCACAACCTGTTTTGGATGCTGCCTACTTTACATATGAACAGTTTGATGATCTTGTTAGAACTCTTGAAAGCAGAGGAATAAACCATATGCTTATTAATGCCGTACCATCAGAAGAAGTAAATGTAATAGTTCCATTTATTAAACAATATGTAGAGGAAAATAAAAGATGAAAGATGTTATACTATCAATACTAACAGGTTTTGGATGTGGTGTAGTTTTTGCTGCATTCAAATTGCCAGTACCAGCACCACCAGTTTTTGCGGGAGTCGCAGGAATTATTGGTTTGTGGATTGGCTTTACAGTACTAACAAAAATAATATCCTAGGAGGAAAATTATGAAAAACATAAACAAAACAATGATCGAATCATACGTAAGAAACCTTATCGGTCAGGTATTTGGAGCAATGGTAATTGTTTCACAAACATCTGGACTTGATATGCCATTTGGTTTTGGAACAAGTGAATGGCTACTTGTGGCAAACACACTATGGTCATCTCTTGTGCCCGTAGCGCTAAGATATATCAATAAGAAGGATCCAGCATTTGGACTTGTCGCTGCAGCAGTAGCACAAGAAGTTTCAAAGAAACTTACTTCAGCACCAAAGAAGACTGCCAAGAAGGCTCCTGCAAAGAAGTCATCTGGTGGAGGAAAGACCAATCAGGTAAAATAAAGTAGTATAATTTATACTATTCCGCTATAAGACTTTAAAAGGTTTTGCAACGGATGCTCTTATGAGAAGAGAGTTAGCAGGAGTCGAACCTTCGTGGCTAATAGACCTGAGCAGTCGTCTATAAACTGCTCATTTCCTATGCTATAATATTAGTACCTGCCCAAATGGGGGGTAAATTAACTTATTCGCTTGAAAGGGGAATAATATGGTAAAAACAGCACTGGATCTTTTTAATGATCCATTTTTCAATACCTTCTCAAATTTCCAGAAGGTAACAACAACAACAAACTATCCACCTTATAACCAGATTAAACTAAATGATACAGAGTATATTCTGTCATTTGCTTTGGCTGGTTTCTCTAAGGATGATGTCTCAGTATCGCTAGACAATCGCAAACTTACAATCAAGGGCGAGAAGCAGGATGCTGAGTTGCCAGAGGGAGCAGAGTATCTACACAAGGGCATTGCAGCCCGTAAGTTTACTGATATCTTCACCCTTCCTGAGTTTGTTGAGGTTATTGGGGCTGAATTTAAGGACGGTATCTTAGATATCAAACTTGAAAAGCAGATCCCAGAAGATAAACTACCAAAAACAATAGCAATACAGTAGTACAATATAAATGTCCCCACACAGGACCTTAGTGATGGATTAGTTACCCATTGGATAGAGACCGTGGCGCAAGTCAGGTGAATTGCCTGTGTGGGGCTTAATATTTTGCGGTATACTTAGAGCAATGACTGACAAAGAGTTAGACCATTATAATAAGCAACAATTAAAGAAGAGGCTTGCCGAAATAAAGGAAAAGTCTGGATGTTTTGACTGCGGAGTATCTAATCATATAGTTTTAGATTTTGATCACCTTAGAGATAAAAAATATAATATATCAAGAATGGTGCACGATGGATTCTCTTGGAAGGCTATTAAAAAAGAGATAGAGAAGTGCCAGGTAGTTTGTGCCAATTGCCACAGGATCAGGACTCATAATAGGTTCCTTGGTCTCATAGCATGATATAATGGTTATATGTTAGATTTAAAAGAAGGCGACTTTGCCATGACAGCACATGGATCAGATGAAGAGATTCATGTTGGTCAAGTAGTTCATGTAATGCGTGAAGGTATGCTTGGTGTACCAGGAGGGGAATACTCCCTTGAAGCATCTGCTGAAAATCCAGCGGTACTAATTCAGTTATTTGAACAGGAAGAAAATGGATACTGGGAAGCAACAAACTTATACACAGGATGTATGATGGCATTAATGATTCCAATTGACCCACTTCCACAAGAACCAGAAGATGCAGAGGTTGCAATGGCAATGTATGATGCATCAATTGGAAAATCAGACTGTTGTCCAGAAGAGATGTTAAAGCAAGCACCATGTTGGGATGGATACGTACAGCGTGGAATGAAGCCAGGAGCAAATGGTAAACCAGTTCCTAACTGTGTCCCTGCTGCAAAAGCAGATGACTTATTTGAAGATGATGATACAGTTGAATACGATACAGACACAGTGTTAAAGGCTGAAGGGTATTCACCTCCAGCGGGAGCAAGATCTGCTGCTCGTAGAGCAATTAAATTTAAAGAAGATGGTAAGGCAACTGGTGCAGGAACTGCAGTTGGTTGGACTCGTGCAGGTCAGTTAGCAAGAGGGGAAACAATTTCTCTTAGTACTGTTAAGAGAATGTATTCATATTTCTCACGCCATGAAGTAGACAAGAAGGGTAAGGACTGGGGTAACTCAGCAAACCCATCTAATGGCTACATCATGTGGTTAGCATGGGGTGGAGACGCAGGATTCTCTTGGTCAAGAGGAATTGTTAATCGTGAAAAGGATAAGGCATTGTTTGCTGACTTTGGCAAGGACTACACAAAGGTGCAAACAGAAAGACACACACTATAATGCCAAAGAAAAAAGCATCAGCATTTAATCCAGTTCAGATTAAAGATGGATGGATTGTAAGATTATATAAAGATGGTCGTATTAAATCTAAGATTGCACCATACGAAGTAAAGCATCCTAAAAATATATCATCTTCAAGTTAAGATTTTGAAGTTATATTCTTTTTCCCATTTAATAATATCATTTTTATCGTTTAGCAATGGCTGACCTTTAATATTCAAACTAGTATTGAGCAAAATAGGAACTCCAGTTTGAAGATAAAACTTATTAATTGCTCTCCATAAACCACGGTGTTGATCTTTATTTACAGTCTGAACTCTTGATGTTCCATCTGCATGAACTACAGATGGTATCTTTTCAGGCTGTAAGCATTTAACTGTATACTGCATGTACGGGCTTGTAAAGTCCATATCAAACCATTTAGAAGCACACTCTTCCATAACTACTGGTGCAAATGGTCTAAATAACTCTCTTTGTTTAATTAGGTTTACTTTGTCTTTAATATTTGGATCCCTTGGATCTGCAAGGATACTTCTGTTTCCCAATGCTCTTGGACCATATTCTGCTTTACCTGATGCTACGGCTACGATTCCATCTTTTAGTATCCCGTCCACAATTTGCTGAACAGGATACTCTCCTCCAAGATCATAGCCAAGATATGGAGTCTTCCAGTTAAGATGCTTTCCATATAGTGCTGCAGCAGCACCCAAAGAACTGCCAGCATCACCAGGGTTAGGCATGATCCATATCATATCAAATATATTCCATAGCAATGTATTCGCTGAAGAGTTAAGTGCACATCCACCCATAAAGACCAAATTCTTTTTACCAGTAATAGAGTATGCCATGTGCATAAAATCATTTAGTCTCTGTTGATATACAACCTGAACTGCTGCAGCAATATCAAACCTATCTTGCTCAGTAATTATCATACCCCAGTCATGTATTCCCTTATGAAAGTTATATTTCTGTTGGTCATACTGTGGGAAATATTTATCTACTTCTTTATAATACCTTTTCCAGTCTCCGTATGCAGCCATACCCATCATAATATATTCTTCTTGATTTGGTATAAGACCAATCAGTTGTGTGAATGCAGAATAGAACAGCCCAAAACTAACTGAATAGTTTTGCTTATATTTAAGTCTAATCTTGTTTCCTTCTCCAACCCAAATTGTCGAGGTATTGTATTCTCCAATAGCGTCAAGAACAACAATAACAGCATCATTAAATGCACTTGTATAGTATCCTGCTGCTGCATGGGAATAGTGGTGCTTAAAATAGTGTACTGGAACATGTATTGGGAATTTGGGCTTCCAATCGCTTGCGCCACCGTGAAGCATCATTCTAGATTTTTTAAGTAGGGGCTTTTCATAATACGCAATTGCATCTGGGGTTCCATAGTTCAAAGCATCTAAAATGATTTCTTTATTGTTGTACCAATCATTTTTTTGCTTGCTATATCTTTCTGCATGTCCCGCAAAAAGTATCTCACCGTCTTTAATTAAAGAAATAGAGGCATCGTGTGAAGTTTCGTTGATCCCAAGAATTATCATTAGTATATAAACTGTTTCTTTTTCTTTTTTCTATTCTTAAAAAATAGAAAAATTTTATAAAAACCCCATCGAATATTATTAATCATTACTTATCTCCTTATACTTTTCAAGAAATTTTTCTGCCAATCTTTTATTGGTCTGGATTCCCCAGTGTCCAATGCCTGTTTTTTTATTATAATCAGCAGCAAATAATAATAATTTACTTTCTATAGATTTATCAACTTCTAAATTTTTTGATGACAATGCTGTCTCCCATTTTTTTACAATATCTGATGTTTTTAAAAATTTTTTTAATATGTCACTTGAAGTATCTGCTAAATATTCTTGAATTTTATCAAATTCTTCATAAATACTCCAAATAAAAACTATGTTGTTAGAATTACAATATTGTTCTAACATTTTTATAAACATAAAATTATAAAATAAAGTAAATTCTTTTGGAATTACATATGCTGGATCGTGAGGGGCTTTAGAAAATTGTGCCACATCATAATTAAAGTATGCCATTGATGGAATACCTGTATTTATATTAAGATTTAAAGATCCATGTGGATGAATTAATTTTCCTGGGATTGCAGGATACTCTAGTCTATATAGTGGAAACAAGGCCAGAATTACTTTTGGGTTTCCTATTTCTTTAAAATAGTTAAATGCTTTGTGCACCTGTCCATTTATACTATCTCCTTGGTATGCCAGTCTAGAGTATTTTTTATTTATACTTTTACAAAAAATATCTGACCAAGTAAATTCATTTGGAAGCCCAGAGCCATATGTTTGAGAACATCCTAGAATCAATATATCATTATCTTTATTAAAAGGCTCAGACCTATAACCATGCTCATTAATATAATAAGGAATTTCTAGTAGTTGGTCATCACTTGAATAAATAGTTTTGTTGAGATCGTTTGGTGATCTATTCATTGCAGATTCAAGCAAATTTCTATTAAATAAAAATTCATTAAAATTGTTCATTATTCAATTATAGCACCCCTGGCAGGAATCGAACCTGCGACGCTTGGCTTAGAAGTCCAACGTTCTGTCCACTGAACTACAGAGGTTTGGTACATCTGGAAGGACTTGAACCTTCGGCTCTCTGCATATAAGGCAGGTACTCTAACCAACTGAGTTACAGATGTGTACACCAGGTAGGACTTGAACCTACGATAGCCGAATTATGAGTTCGGTGCCTTAACCAACTTGGCTACTGGTGCTAGTACTTATTTAATTAATATGCCAAGCATAATGCCAATAATAAAACACCCAATACCTACAGTCCAATGATAATAAGTTTTCATATGTTCTTTAATAATGTATTGTTTTAATTCTTTTGATATTTTCTTTAAATCTTCCTGGTCTACCATTTGAATTAGCCCTTCTTTTATGGATTAAATCCCTCTAATGCTCCAGAAACAACTGCTTCTCTAATAGAGGCCTGTTGACGCTCAAACCTTGACAAATAAGGTTTTGCTTTAATTCTTTTTCTGTTTTTATCTGCTCTCTTAATTTTATGCTGAGATACTTTGTTGTTTGACTTTTTCATTTTGATCCTTGATTTTCTGCTACGTTGTCACATGGACAAATAATTGATTCTGGAAGTTCATGAACTCTTGTTATGATTGTAATCATTGTTTCACAAGAAGCACACTTATAAATCTTTTTTACTCTTTTATTCATAGTCTAATCATACCATTCTCTGTAGTGTAAGTCAATTCTTTATTCCGTCCCAAGTTCCTATTTTAGTTGTAGGAATATTGTGATCTTCCCATAACTTTATTACATTCGGGTTATCATCAACAGCATGTGTTACATGCCATAGTTTGTTTATTTTATCAAGCATATCCTTTTTTGCTTCATAATCTGGCCTATTGTCATTATCTGCTCTCATAAAAAGTGCATGACATCTAATGTTGTTTTTAGCAAGCCACATAGATGTTAGCCCACGATACTTTTCTTTGCGAGAGGTAACAATTAAAATAGAATGCCCATCGCTAACAGAATTATTAAGCATCTCCAGTACACCTATATTTGGCAGGGCATCTATAGAAGCCTCGTGAAAAGCATCGTAATCCCTATTAGAGCCACGAACATAGTGCAGGTATGGATCTACATTGGCTAAAGTGCCATCTACGTCATAGATGTGTGCTGTCGGCTTAATCTTGATCAACCTTATATGTCATAATAAAATAGCATAGTGAGTATCCAATAATAATGCATGCTGGAATTAAAAATAAAATTTTAATCATTCGAAATCCTCCTGTCTTTCAAACATAGTTGTTGTATGGTTATCTTTTCCTCTTGCTACCTGTGCAGCAAGCATACGCATTCCTAATGCATTTAGTTGTGCATTATCTTCGCCAAGGGATAGACTTTCTATCTCCCGTGCAATCTCTTCTCTTAGAATCATATCATCTAAACTCATTTTTTCTCCAATTTATCAATTATATAGTATGTGCCCCATAAGATATAAGGCTTATTTAAAATTACCCACATTTTTCCATGGTATTTATAACGCCAACCATAATGGCCATCTTCATCTAAGCACATAGCCTTAAACAGATGGTTACCAGCAAAGCCACCACAAATGTTCCCTATTATTCTAAGTGGAATGATCTTAGTCTTTTGATGTTTTGTTATCATCTTTCTCCCATATCTTTTTGCCGTCTCTATAAACTGGCCAATAGCCCAAGGCTCTCCAGTCCATCTTCGTAATCTTAGGTTCTCTTGGCATTAGTACACCATACATTCCCATCACTCATAGTTTGATGAGTATTCCAGTACAAAGGATCTTTTATAGACATTTTACACTTACTACATTCATTTTTTTTCATTGTCTATGCCTTTTCTTATTGCCAAACTTAGATTTAACATCTGCCTTAGCCTGATTTACTATGGCGTTCGTAATCTCTTCAAGATTAAACTCTTTGTCAAAATCTTCTTCGTTCATGTCAACTCCTTTTCAATAGCCTGAATAGTTGGGCATGGATAGAACCAGCCATCACATTCAATACAACTGCTACCCCAATCTCCATTAGGTAAAGTTATTTCTTGTGGTTTGTGTAATTCCAACACAGCACGAATTACTATGTACGGATGACTTAAAGTTCTACTTTTCATATAGGTCGGACTTTTTGTAGCCTCTAATAACTCTTCGTGTGTCATTAGTAACCTCCAAGACATTCGTTGCGTGTGTGAAATAATCTAATCTTTGTCATAATTTTGCGGGATGGGGCAGACATATCTTCTTTACAAGTTAAACACCTATAAGACCATTCATTAGTAAAGAAATCGTGGATATATCCCTTGGCATTGGCATATTTCTTTGATACAAAGGTGGCAAATGGATCAGGGATATCGTAATGTTTATGCATCTCGTCTCCAGTGCAGGTATGATCTAATATAAACAGCACCATATGCTACTGCTGCAAAGATAAACCCATACTGGTTTGTCACTAAAGCATATGCTATCCACAAGCACTCATTGAATAATAAAACGAACCATCCCCATAGGGTTTTTCTTCCAACAAAGTAAATACCAGATACACCAATACAGGCAAGTACCCAGTGTGCATAGTCAGCAATCCATTGAATCATATATCCAGTATACCTTAAGGTCAGGGTTTAGTCAACTGCTGTTTTTTGTTTCCACTTGGTCTTTACCCAAGTACCTATTTTATTAGTGTTAACTTTTTCTCTCAGTACTTCTGCAAAATCAGTTACTATATCAGATCCAAGATACTCTTCGCCTGTTTCTAAATCAATTAGTTTCCATTTTCCAGGAGCCTTAGTATGTATTATTAGTTCAACTGGTCTGTCAAATGAATCTACTTCTGACCCATCTTTAAGTATCCTTTTATTCATTTATGAGACAAGGCCCATAGATAAGTGCTGTAGGCATACATCAGCCACTATAAAGTCGGCGTGATCTACTACGACATCGTAATGCGTTGCATCCTTTTCGCAAAAAAAACACTTAGACTTGTTCATACATCGATTATATCATGTTTTAAGATTCGGCGCGAAATAGAAGTAACAAACCTTCCCATGCCCCACAGGGGCAATAGCGGTTACTATTCTTGATTTGCCCACTTTCTTAAATTACACAGTCCATGTGCTGGTCTTACATTTTCTAAAGTATCTGACCCACCTTTAGCCAGTGGAATCAAGTGATCTATATGCAAACCATTCTCCCAGCCCTCTATGCCAGTTTTGCGGGGAGCCATAAAATCAATGCCTAAACCACATAAGTAACAATTTCCCCCATGTAAGGCAATAACCTGGAGTTCATTATAGTTGTTAGTAATCTTTGATCTGCGTGATCTATTTTTAGATCGCTCTCTTGCTCTGACTTTATCAAGGTTTCTTATACGATAGTTGGCTGTTACATGTGCACGATTATTTTTCTGATATCGTAATCTGTTATAAGCACTTGATGCAGCCAAACACTCAAGACAAGGTTTAGTCTTGTGGTTATGGTGTTTGCGATAACCAGCATAGGTTCCACAGTTAGAGTACATTAATCCAGTATCCCATATTTGGCACGGTATGTCAAGTATAATGAGTACATGGATGAAGCAGTCTTATATATACTATATAACCCCATATATAAGGCTGTCAAGGTGGGTATATCAGATATATCAGGCAGAAGGTTTGCAAGCCATAGGACCAAAGGTTGGATATTGATCAAGTATTGGCATTTTTTCGAACGGGATAGGGCAAGAGCCGTAGAATCTATAGTACTAAATACACTAAGGCAAAGATATGGACACTTTCTGGATAAGGCGGATATGCCTCAAAACGGATACACAGAGACCTTTGATGCCTCAAAGATAACTCGTAGGGCCTTGATCCGTATGGTCAATAAGGCAATAAAGGAATCTTGATCCCCTGGCCTATATGGATGAAGTTAAACCATTTTCTTGAAGAAAATCTAAGTATTTCATCCTTTTACCGTAATTGTTTATCATATGATGTGATAGGTAAAAGTTTGTTTTATACCTTTTATGGTGCTTGGCTACTATATCTTCTTGATGGGTGTTATCTGTTAATTTCATAAAAAATGTTTTTGAGACTGCCTGACTATGGTAAACCTTGTCAATAAATAGAACCCATGTACCCCAATCCTTAAGGCCATCTGGTCTATCAAGCATGGCTTTAAAGATATTTAACATAGGCTGTGAGTGTTTTTTAGTTATATAATTATGGTTGTTTTCATCTGGAACTACCACCATCTGCATAGACTTATCTATATCTTTTAGTAGGTAGTCAAGTGGCTTGACACAGACAGAATCCATATCAGCATAACAGCCTCCATGCTCGTAGGTTACTACATACCTCCAGATATCTGACTGAAACGTTGGAGATAGGGTTTTGTATACTTCATATATTCCTGGATATGTTCTGATTAATTCATCTCTTTGCTCATGGTCTACATATCTATAATCCCATTCAGGATTAAGGTTTTTCCATGTACCAGCGATATTGGAGATATGCTCAGGCAGTTGATCTTGTTTGTAGTTATGGGTCTGCCAGATGATTTTAGGAAATGAGTGTGACATATTTAAAGTATAACATCCAGATTTTAAGAATATGATAGACTGTAACTATGAAACCAGAACTATGTAATGCAAGCCCAGAAGGAGTAGGCCATGCAGGTGAATATGGCAAAATAGGGTTTTGTAGGTGTGGCAGATTTATATCACATGAAGTCAAGAACGGGTGTACGGTTTTAGAAACTGCTAATGATATAGAGTATCTGCCAAAGCCAGATGATTGTCAGTGTGCCCCTACAAATTGTCCTTGTGGAGAGTTTTTATCTCATAGCGTGTTTGATCCATGTACCGCAAAAATATAGTTATCCACAACCCAATAGGCTAAAAATATCATAGTTATCCACAAGTTATCCACAGATAAATGTTACTGATAATATTATTAGATAGGGTAGAAGTGGAGTGAAGTGGAGAGTAGTGGAGGATGGCGCACTTTTAACGAAGGGCGTTCGTAATGCCAAACCTCAAACCTCATATCCCCAAACCTTCAAACCTTATACCACATATCCCCCATATTGTCAAACCTCATATACCATTGTAAGGTTTGGGCATTATACATGCAAAACCATGGTTTGTCAAGTCTTTTATATGCATGAAAAGCCCATAAAAAGTTCAGGGATTTTTTACGAAAGGATCATAATGTCTACAAAAAATTCAAAAAAAGTTTATAAAGGTTTGGTATTTCAGGGAAAAATTTAGAGTCGTTCGTAATACCTTTATAGGGGTTTGTTATTAGAATAGAGTGAGTTGTTCGTACTTTGAATCCCCGCCTGCGGCGTCCTTAACAGGATTGTTATTCATTTGTTTGGCGGGGGAGACAGGAAAGAAAGCCTTGAGAGTAACAACACTATACAACATACCACATATAGCACCAACGGCTTTATCAAACCCTATAGAGTCATGATCTGAATCATGTCTATGGGAAGAGTTCTGATACATTTGTGAGAAATGGTCTCTAGGCATATCCTTATTATACACCTGGATATGAAGGTTTGACAAATAAGGTTTGATATGGTAAACTTCTGGCGATTTTTTTCAAACCATCGTAATACATTCTGGGGAAATTTTTATAAGGTTCGTAATACCCCGCTAGAAGGTTTGACAAGGTTTGATATGTGTGATATATTCTAGATCACCTAGGGGGCACCCCGAAGGGTGCTGCCCAAATTACTCTGCTTTTCTTTCGTTTTTCTTTTCTTCTACGATTGCAAGCAGGTCGTCAAGGTTATCAACATCAAGAACATCATCCTCTGTAACTTCCATTGCATCAAGGAACATTGCGAAGGTTTCATTTACATACTCCTCTGCCATTGGTAGTGGTGTTACTACTCCCGTTGCAATAAACCATGCAAGCGGCAAGCCCACATCGTTGTATGAGATGAATGGCTTTAAGTCCTCATCATCTCTGAACTCATACCAAAACTGTCCTAAAATGCCACATCTATCTGAAAAATCTACTTCCATAGTTCTGTGTAATCCTCTCCTAAGTATCCTGTCATCATTTTATCATACTCTTCACCCGCTGTCAATGCAACGACTTCAAGTCTGCGTGATACGATAACAGGGTGGTTATGTACCAAGTGAAAGCCAAGTGCTTCCAAGTTAAGCCCCATGTCCTCAGTTAGCAACTTTGCTAAACGATTTGAAAATTGTATTTCTTTTGTGCTTTCGGGTTTTCTACGAACGCTGTAAGTCATGTCTCTCCTCTTTATCTATTATACAGTAAAGGACAGGGTGGCGCAACCCCCACAGGCCACGCCATCCCTATCTTTATTTATTTAATCAGCAGGTGACCCATACCTGTTGATCGATGGAGCGCTATGCGCTAACGTTTTGTGGTAGGTAGGCATTAATAAATAACTGCCAGTCAACCTGTAGTTTCTTGCCTGCCTCATAGATAGTCTCTTTAGCCATGTCGATAACTACCGTGGTTTCTCCTAATTCAAAGTTAGGACCAGAAATAGCATAAATACCAAACCCTAACTCACCAAGGACATCATCCTGAGTAAGATAACCAATAACCATACGGGTAAAATATGCAACATCGTTCCAGCGTGGTTTTGCATGCTGCAGGGCCATTGCTAAGTCCCGCTGCCATTCGGTCTCACCCCAGTGGCTATAGAGTACTACAGAGGCCTCATCTTCAGCATCTTTAAATACATAGTTAATCCGTGCTCCCATTAGTTGTCCTCCTCCTCATCAAAAATAATTACTACTTTAGTTACTCGTCCGTCCTCGTTAATGTTTGCATATACAGGGTAGAGTCCGTCTCCGTATCCCGTTGAAAATGCTACTGCTAAATTTCCTAATTGTCCAAAGCCCTTGCCAAGTGTAGCGTTACAGGCACCAAGGTAACCATACTCGCCAACTTTATTTACATGGTCCTCAAAGTTATCTATCTCTGAATTCCATGGCTTCCAATCATCTAAATAGCATGGGTCGCCAACAATTGCTTGTCCGCTATCTACTGCAAATTGTCCAATAAGGGTCATGTTTTCTGTTTTCATTTTTGCTCCTCGCATAAGTGGGTTTCATCTATATCAATAATATCATCACACAGGTCACATGTCAAGTCGGGCTCTCCAACCTGTACTTGAATGGTCAGACCATCTGGGCACGGTACCTCAGTGATAAAGTATCCTAATCTATTTACAAATCCCCAGCCATTCCATATGTAGGTACCACCGTCATCGCCAGAACCATACATCCAAATATTTGCAGGGGATTGAGATTTAACAAAAGCAACCTCATCACCATATGTCTCAAACATAATACCATTGCCACTCTCATCTTGGAATGAGGCATTAGTATCTATATGATTATAAATAGGTTTGTAAGTGGCTTCCCACTCGTCCATTGTCATTTCAATAAAATTATTAGACATAGTACTGCTCCTCAATATGCTTGCGGTCTATAGATAAATTATAGGTCAAGCAGTACAGTTCTGTCAATGCGTCAAGATAGCCTTCGGCATAGGTACGCTCCATGCTGTCCATGGCCTCTCCTGAGTCCTCTTCTTGTTCTTTCTTAGACTCAAGTTCTATCTCTGCGTCAATCATGGCTACTTTAAGATGACCATGTATTAAATCTATTAGTGGGATAGAGATGTCCTCTAAACCTTTTTCTAAATGTGGCGGTATAAAAGGATACTTAGCGCTCATCTAATACTCCTAACAAGTGGTAGCAAGCAATCATCTGTCCGTTAAGAGAAACATCCTCTATCTCTAAGTCCCTGTACTCATCCGAGTCAAGGTCATCATAGAATCCCATTTGTTTCTGTAGTTCCTCAGAGTCTTGCTCCAAGGATATTAAGTGCGCTTTGATATATTCTTTGAATGTATTTAGGTCCATATATTAATTATACGGGTTGCTGTTGATTTTTACAACTTCTGAGGGTGTGATACTCATCACATTTGGCTGTACCGTTGGCTCCAGGGCAGTACGAGTTACCCATGTATCATGTGAGCAAATACAAACGGGATCTAAAGCAGGTTCATATTGACTGGTAATCTCAATCAATGCATCACAGTCTGCACAAACATAACTATATTTACTCCACATTAGTCAAAGTACCCTTCTGCCCATAGGCCCTGGAGAAAGTCTTGTGCCATTAGAATACCCTCTTTATCACCAGGGTCAGTTATATACTTATATGCATTATGAACGGCATTGCTCATCTTATCTAAATCATCAATAGTGTAGCCTAACATTACTCCCCCCAATATTTTACAATAGTATTCATGGTAGTATGGAGATGGCAATCACAAGGGTCTCCCCCCATGTTTTCATCAAATTCAAAATGAGAATAGTTGTCCTCATAGATTTCATTAACGAGTTCGGATATTGTGTATGGTCTGTATGTTTGAGTCATATACTAATTATGACAGAATTTCAGGGAAATGTCAAGTCTATCGTAATCGGAAAATCTGGGAAATGTTATTTGATCATCTTAATAAGTATTATCAAAAATGTCAATTCGGACATATTGGACATCTAGAATTGCCTAGGCGGTGCGAAGTGTACGGGACTTGAACCCGTGATCTCTACCGTGACAGGGTAGCGCATTAACCAACTATGCTAACACTCCATGCGAGCAGTTTTAAATCTTGCTCAGGATTTATTTATTATGCGTTAGTTAATTCACGCACAATTTTTAGCAAACGATTTTTCTCTGCGTTAATTGCAGGGTCAAATCCGCTTGCGCTTGCAAGGATAGATTCGTTAGAACCACCACGAGCAGAACGATACCAATCAAGGCGTTCAGTTAGTGCATTGAAAGCACCCCAAGCGTTACCAGCAATCATGCCGTTAAATTCGCCTGTGTAAATGTCGTTGATTGTATCAACTTTATTTTCCCACTTCTTGAAAGCACCCTTAGCATCTGCTTCAGGCTTTGGGTATGCAGCAAGAATGATGTCATTAAACATTTTAGCAGACACTTCTTTTTCAATCATAGCCTTAGCCATGAGGTCAAAAGAGTCCATGTATTTATGAGCCATGCCAAGAGTCTCACGAGCAACGGCAACCTTACCGCTTGCTGTCTGTGTGTGACGAATCTTGAATGATTGCTTAACGCCATTTTTCTTTTTGGTAGTGTTTAGCGCAAGGTTGAGAGTGTTAGCGCATACAACACGAACAGGTGTAATGCTTGCCTGAATAGCGATTGAGCCGTCATGTGATGTGTTGATAAGTAAATAAGTATTTACCTTATCTGCAACACCATTAGGGTCAAGAATTGTTTCACGCTCTAATGCTAATGCACCGAATACAACACGACCACCCTTGATTGAGCCAGCCGTTTCCCAACGACCACCACCATCAAGAATGTTATCACCAAATGAGAATAAATCCTCGTTTTGCATAACATGATAACGCTCACCAACGACACCCAAAATGTCTGTCTGTGAATTATCTGTAGGGTTAGTACGCAATACATACTGATAGTTTTTATCGCTTGTGAGATGTGTAGGGGTTTCCAAATCTTCCAGACGAACATTCCAATTAGAAAGGTTAGCCAAATCTAACATTTCTTTTGTGGTTTTTTCTTCTGTAAATACAGTACCCAATCCATGCCAAGCAGGTTCTCTAAATGATGCAAAACTTGCTACGCCATTTTGAGTTTCGAGTTCATGTGCCATGAGTTATTTTTCCTTTTCTGTTGTTGTTTATACTAAGTTTAGCAGATAGGTCTGACAAATGCAAATCGGGATAGTTAAACATGGTCAAATTGGACATTTTTTAGGGTGATCTTAATCACAGATCGTAAATCGGTGTGTTAACTTGACAAAGTTATCCACAGGCTGCCTAGAAAATTTTTGCGGGGAATAGAGGAGCAGTTTTAAAACATGCTCAGGTTTATTATTAGTAGCCCCCTACTAAACCTCTATGTTGTCAATACTGGAGGACAGATAAGAAATTGAGTCTGAATTATATTCAACTGAGTCAAAATCAATTTCGTGAATTATATTTTGTACTTCGTCATCATTACGTGCATTAACAGTTACAGAATACATAACAGTTACTTCGACTTCGAATTCTTTTGTTAACTCAAAACCGCAGATGTCTGCAATCTCTTGTGCAGTGTCTTCTGATATGGTGCCGTCACTGATTTGTTCCAAGGTCCACTCATGCATTTCATTACGCATACGGGAGCGCTCTGCAGACTCACCATAAGAGCGTTGAGTTACTTTTTGAATGTGCTCTTCTAATTGCTGAATACGGTTCTTGTTTTCTACTAACTGAGTTTCTAAAAACTCTCGTGTCATGTATTGATTATCTGTTTTTACTACTGAAGGAATTTGTTGCTGGTCCATGAGGGCTACCTCTTTCTGTTTGTTGGTTAGTTTAATTATAGGGTATGGCACTGACAAATGTCAATTACCAAGATGATGAATAATAGAATGATAACTTATCTACTTCAGGCAAGGCAAAGATACGCTTCAACTGAGTAATAGTATTTTCAATGTCTCTCCAATACCATTCGTCGATATCTGTGCTACCAAAGAAGAATCCACCCTGTGGCTGGAGCAGGGAGGGGTCCCTGTTTTCAAATGAGTGCTCGCATATGATTAGCAACTCTTTTAGTTTATCTTGTGAGACATAGTAATCACCGCAGTCATCCTCACCGTTTTGGATTTCTCTTACGAACCAAGAATGTATCTGATTAGCCTTGCGCCAATAGGCACAGGTAACCGATACCTCTGCTCCATAGATATCTGTAGCGACATCTGTTAGTTGTGTTATTTCCATTAGGTCGTTGAATTTAGGATATACGGCTTCAGGTGATGAATAAGATAATTCATCATTTGACTGTAGTGCTTGCCAATTAATCTTGGCTAAGTGTTTTCTTGCGTTGAGATACATATCTAATCCCATTGGGGCTCCTTATTGTTTGTTTATTTTAATTATACTGTAGTGGTCTGACAAATTTGGCCCACTACCCCAGGGGATCTGGCTAACCATAGCGTGAAACGCAGGGGAGAGGGTTAAGCAGTTTAGCCTCATGCTTAGGAGGATTATCTAATTACAGATAACGAGCAACCGCATTATAGGTGCTTGTATTAACTACTTCCTCATCTGTCATCTTGAGGATACGAATTGCGTTTTCGATTTCCTCTTTCATTTCACGATAAGTATGAGAACCCATTTGCTCAAAGTCACGCTCAGGCTCTTTTGGTAGTTCTGATTGTGTAACTGTTAGGTCAAAGTCAATGTTAAGACTATTGTTCCATGAGCGATAGTTAGTGCGAAAGTTCTCTGCCTTCTTGATGTTTGCTACGGCATAAGCAGAAAGTTCCTTCTGCCACTTTTCTCTTGCCTTTGTGTATTTTGCTTCGTTTGCTTCTTGATTAGCATAGTTAGTGTTAAGTTCTGCTAACTTAGTCTCAAGTGCCTTGATTACCTTTGGTGTTGCTATCTTTACTGAGATTGCTTTTCCTCTTGCCATGTGGGTCTATTCCTTTACTGTTAGGGGGTGAGTTGAGCAGTTTGTATTCATGCTCAGGAATTAGTAATTAGATTACTTAGCCGTCCAAGTTGTGTAACGGGCTGAACCATTAACATCTAACTTTACACGAACATTACCATTTGCTTGTGGCTCAATGGCTACGATTGTTCCTGTGACCTTTGACTTCTGTGTTGTGTAGAGGTCGCCTACCTTGTATGTTGCTGTTGCTACTGACATTTATTTCTCCTTTGTTGTTGTTGTATGTATTAAGTATAACATTTCCTACTGACATTTTTCAAGTTGATACCTGAATAATCTCACTATGTGGAATTGTTATTTGGTTATACCTAAGTATAGCAAAAAATGTCATAAATCTCAAATTTTGGGGGGGTTTCTGGGTGTGTCCTTAATCACATCTTAAAGGCGTGACGAAATTTGACAAATAAAAAATTTTGCGCTAGGCGATCTAGGCGCTCCGTTTCACAACGGTGCAGAAAAAATAGAAATTAAAAATATTGCAGTTAAAAATAAAATAATTACTTCTTGCATTTCATCTCATTTCTTAGTCGCAGAAAAAATTATGTCACTCTTAGAGTATACACAAAGTGAGCAAGAAACGCAAGCGCTTCCATTTGTTGAGATAAGTGGAATTTGTTTATTATTCTCAGGACACTTAGCAGCAGGACGGCCAATCATTTCTTTTACATCGGCTTGACCAATAGCAAAATTCTTAGCAAGGTATGCCATGCGTACGCCACTATTAATTTTTAGGTCAACGGCGGTTTTTACATTCTCACTGTCTGCAGAGAAATACAATGATAGATTAGTTACATCCTTAAGAATAAGGGCTGCACTCTTCACACGTGTATATACCCAAAATTGAATATCAGGGTGCTTGTCAATAACTACTTTCCACGCATATGCATAAGTATCGTTAAAGAAGTCTCCGTCCCAATGAATACGGAATAGCATAGGGGCCTCACGCTTTACACAATCAGCCTTGAAATCAGAAATCATTTCATTAAGTAGGCGGACCATGGTTTCGCCGTCTGCGTCTTTAAGCAGATCCCAATTGTGCAATAGGTTTTTCTTTACTGTCGGGAATACCTTTTCCAATTTGCCTGCGTAGCAAACACTCTCGCAGACAGACGTTGCGCCAGGACATGAATAAGCCTTTCCTGCGGGTAGTCCGAAGGTGTTAGCGATACTTGCTTGTTTTCCATTTGGTGTGACAAGATTAGCAACCTTTCTATCTTTAGAGCGTAGTAGTTTAGTCATTAGTTATAACTCTCCTTGCAGTTAGCGCAAATGGAATTAAGTTTACAGTAGCATGACTTAGCGCTTGGGCGAATCATGTCTGTCTCATAGTAGTCATCATAGAAGTCAATGGAATCAAATGTCATGGGGGCACGACCTTTCTTAGTAGTTATTTTTTAAGTATAGCAGTTCGGACTGACATTTTTTACCCTTGCGAGAATAAGCCTTTTTAGACTTGACAGGGGTAGCCGCATTAGATCGGCGCAATTCCATAAGCCTGCGTAATTCTTCGGGAGTTTTCTTTGTAGTCATAAACTAATCTTAGCATACATGTGGATAAAATGTCAAATCTTAAACTGTGATCAATCTCACATCGACGGGCTAGGTAAAATGCCTAGGCGATTTTGTGCAGGGAAGCACACAAAATCACTTTTACTATTCTTCTTCAATAAAAACATACAACGGAATTAAATCAGTATAAGCATACTGAGTAACTTCCTTTTCACCAAATTCATTTTGTGTTTGTATGTCATAGTTATCGCCTGTTGAATCGCTTTCAATAAAAATTACTTCAACAATGTCATTGTCAATTTTAATTAAATCACCAAGCATTATTTGGTCTGGTGTTAAATTATCTGCGTTGATCAATTCCATGCTTACAATTGTATCAGACATTTAGTCCTCCTCTGGTAACCAAAAAGATAAGTGGTGTTGTTCAATTACTGCCCACGCTGGCGCATGGCTCATGCCCTTATAGAATACTCCATCAGGCATAGCAATAAATCGGTCATAGTCCTCATCATAGTATGCATCAATAGCATCAATGCAAGGTTGTACCATGCTTAGCGGTACGGGTGGATAGTGATTACCCTGTAAGTGATAAGCAATCTGAGTTTCTAAGTCTAATACTGAGTCCTGTATTCCTAACGCTGTTATGCTTCCCATTATCGTGTTACCACCATTCCTGTTTTGTAAAAAGTTTTTGTGTGCATTTTGCCTGAAGGTTCAGACAAGTTAATTGTTGAGTATTCTTTAGCAAGTCCATGGTCAATAAACTTTTGATAACTTTCAACGGCAGATAAAGCGTCACTATAACGCCCTACCCAAGTAGTGGAAGCATCTGAGTCATAGGTACAAGTAACTGAGTATAGGTATTCGTTCATTAGTTATTCTCCTTATAGTTTTCGTTCATGATACTTTCAGCGTACCATGCACAGTATTCATTTTCAAGCGACACGCCTTTAGCGCATGAGCAAAACTCTGAGTCAAAGTCCTCGCCACCATTACCAAAAAAGATGACACCCTCATCATAGCAATCTGAGCAATCAAGCAAAAAGTCAATTAAGTTTCCCATTTATTTATTCTCCAACCCGTACTGATAGAATACGATAAGTGTCCTTTAGATTAAATACTGAAGGATAGTGTGGGCGAACCTGAACACGATAACTTTCTAACCCTGAGCCATAAAAGACATCAGACTTTTCTGCATCTATAATTTCGCCTGTTAAAGTGCGTGAGCGATAAGTTTTTCCTACAAGTAGGCTTTCTATTGTATAGACATTTGCTGACATGAGCAACCTCTTTCTTTGTTGTTATTTATTTATCCTACCATTAGGGTCTGACAAACTTTTGTTATTTATTTTTTCTTACTATGTAAGTTTAGCCTGTTACTGATAATTTATCAACCTACTGCCGAGTAGTCTTAAATAATGAGACGCTCAACCCATGTGATAAAACTCACAAAATTTCGGGCGTGTCGTAAACAACTTCTTAAATGACCTGTGGATAACTTGGTCTGACCTGTGGAAAACGGCCTAGGCTACCTAGGAAAAATTTGAGCAGTTTTAAATCATGCTCAGGATTTTATTTTATTTTAGTCTCTCAGTTCGCAATGCAACCTGCAATCTGCGAATTTCTTTTTCTAATTTGATGTTGTGTTTCCAAAACGCAATCATCATTCCAACAGATCCAGCGAGTGCAATTACGATTGCGATTAGTGTTCCATTATCTAAAATCATTACACACCTGCCAATTCTTTATAGCAAGCAATAGCAAATCTGTCAGAGTCAAATCGTGGGTTATCACTTTCAAACATTAGAGAAAATTCATCTACCAAATCAGCAAATAAAATTTCTCCTTGCTCATCAAAAACAGATGTAGCAAAATAATTGCTAAGAATTTCTGAAACCTTTACATAGTCTTTGCGTGTCATCATTATTCGGCCACCTTTAGGATTGCATAAGTGCCACGAGCATTTATTTCATCAAGGATTGGAGTAAGCGCAGGCACAAGTAAATCCTTTAGCATACCTTCAAGCATGATGATTAAATCTGAGTGAGGTATTGCTAAGGCTTGCTTAGCGATTGGGTGAGTTTCATCAAATTCTGTTACGAATTTTAGTGTGTGTTCTACTTTAGTCATTTATTTTATTTCCTATTCTTTTAGTTTGATTCGGGAGTGCTAAATAGTTTAGTGCATGAACACTTAACAATTGTTATTGTATCTGATAGCGTTTCGATAGTAGCGAGGGTATCGCATGAGTCGCATAGAAAGATTTCCATTATAGGCTACGGCTTCCGCGTAGTGTTCCGCTAACGCCTAAAGCGTCACACGATACTTTTACAGATACGCCAACAGGTAATTGTGTTGGGTATTGTGAGATGAATTGAGCAACCGCACCTTTTGAGGGCATAGCGATTTTTTTTGTTGAACCGCTAAAGGTTTCAAGTGTTATAGTGTAAGTCATTTTTGACTACCTTTCGTTTGTTTGTATAGTAAGTTTAACAGATAGGGCTGACAAATTAGGCACTTATTTGCTGAGGCTCATTGTGATACTCGTCACACTTATTTGCTCAGGCTCATTGCTTATTTATCTTTATTTAATTGTTATACCTACAAGGATACCAGAAAAATCTCACAAAATCAAATCGACACGCCGTGTTCGGGAAAAATAATTGTGTGACCTTAAACACATAAGTTATCCACATCACCCTGTGGAAAACGGCCTAGATCGCCTAGGTAAAAATTGCAGAGTTTTTATTTCTGCAATTCTTTTTTTATTATGCTCCGTTATGCATCCAAATTACAAAAGCAAATGAAGTCATTGCAATTAAAATTACCAACAATTTATTTCTCCTCAATTTCATCTAACAATTCCCAAAGTATTGGTTCTAATTCTTTAGATACCAAATCTAATTTTTCTTGAAGTGTTTTCATTTGTTAAGCCTCCAATTGCTTATAGTCAATGACATGAAAGTCTAATTGTCTCTCAAGGGGCATAGCCTTTAGCCATGATAGGGCAGACTCAAAATCATCTGCTTCTACATCAACGAATAACTCAAAATTAAAAATAGCCATTTAGTTATTCTCCTTTCTTGTATAGGTAGTCCCATGCCTTACGGCATAACACAATTGAATTGCAATTGTCACAACAGATAACCCCATGAGGGTTAAGGTCTAAGTCATACATGTCTATTGTGGTAGTAACCGCACCACATACGGATTTAACTGGTACATAAGTACTCATTTATTTAACTCCTCAAATAGTTCTTTGCACTTATTAGGATTTTCCCAATAAGGCTTGCCCTCATGGTAGAGGGCTGGTGATAACACCACTTGACCGCAAGGGCATAAGTTCATCATGCCTTTAGGGTAATCGCTTACAGTAGCAAATTTTGTCCAAATACTCATTTAGTCACATACCAATCTGTCCATGTAGGAAATTGCTCAGGGTCACTATCGTAGTAGTAACGCTCAATGTTGGTATCGCAATTAACGCATAGTGTAAATTGCTCATCTCCAATTTCTGAGATAGCGGAAACAAGAGGCTCATGCGCCTTGCATAGTGTGTTTAGTGTAGTCATTTTGACCTACCTTTCATAGTGGATTTCTTTACCACATTTTTTCTTATACTGTAAGTGTAGCATGGGGGTCTGACAAATGTCTAATCCAAAATGCTATCAATTCGGACATTGTGAGGTGTATCACAAGTGATAAGGGTCACATTTGTATGGTCATAAATAAGAATGACCAATGGTATCGGTGTGTCGGCTTGACAAAAACGGCCTAGGTAATTTTGCAGGGTATGATCCTGCAAAACTATCATGATTCTTTTTTATTTCTAATAACTATTTGAATACATTCCTCAACAGCGATGTATGCATTTTGATCATTACTGTTTTTATATTCCCAGTATAAATCTTTTAATTCTTGAATTGTTTTATTCATCTTCTTCCTCTTCTTCTAATGTGCTTTCAAAATCTGACAAGCCTACACGATAAGCAATTGGGTCACACTCTTGCAATATTTGTGAGGGATAAAAAGTCATGTCACCAATCTTATAGACAGGATATGAGTCATCAAGCATATCATTAAATAATTGCTTAGCAGCGAAAGCCATTTCAAAATCTAACATTAGTTTAACTCCAGTTCTGTATAATCAACAACAATAAAATCAAGGCGTTCTAAAGGCATAACCTTTAACCATGATAAGGCGGACTCAAAATTATCGTCCTCAATGGTAACGGAAATGTCAAAATTAAATACTGGCATTAGTTATCTCCCTTTTGTTTTGCAATTGTAAGAATTAACTCTAACTGTTCTGTTGTAAGCAGTGCTGTTGCACAACCCCAAGCAAATGCAAGTGAAAGTGCGCTATCTTTATAGTGCTCATTGGCAAGAGTGTTTATCTCTTGCACTATCTCAAAATTAGTTTTCATTACTTTGTTACCTTTCTTTCTTTACGGATTAACCAAACCCACATGATGATTAGAGGGGTATTTAGAATTATTGCTCCTGCAATAATGTGAAGTATTCCTATAGTTAGGTTCATTAGTTTTCTTCTTTCTTTAGTAATGAGAGGGCAAGGGCAAGGCTTTGCTTGCGTGTGGCTTCGACATGAGCCTTGTATTCTTCAAGTGTCATTTATTAACGACCTTTCTTTTCTTTATACTGTAATTGTAGCAGGTAGCACTGACAAAAGATAACTACTGGCGAGTAATTCCATGATGTGAGACGCTCAGAGTATGTGATAAATCTCACACGGACGCCCTAGGTAATTTTGCAGGGGATCTGCAAAACTATTTTAAATTAACTAACTGCAATACCTACAATAGTGCAAATAGCAACCGCAACAAATGCGCTGATTAGTCCTGCTTCTGGATAGTCTTCTACCAAATCGATAAATGATGTAAATGGGTTCATTACTTTACCAACCCTTCGAACCATTGAGAGTATCCACCGCTAAAGAATACTTCTTCGCCTTGTGCATTAGTAAGCGTTGCAGTTACGAACTCATGTTCATCATTTACCTCTAATACCTCTTTAACAAGATACATGTGGTCGTTAGAGATAAATAGTTTTCCAACATTAGTTTTATTTATTAGTGAGAGTGACATTAGTTTGTTACCTTACTTTCTTTACGGGCTAACCAAACCCACATGATAATTAAAGGTGTATTTAGAATTAGTGCGCCTGCAATAATTTGAAGTAGTGCTATAGTTAGGTTCATTAGTTTTCTTCTTTCATTAGTAAGTAAGCATTGTTAAGGGGGCGATTGTTATTTGAAAACATGGCTTCAATAACCGCTTTATCTTTTACTGATTGAGCAATTCTTTTTTCTTGTTGCTCTTTTAGAATTCTGTCAAATGTGCTCATTTGTCTGAGCCTTTCTTTAGTAGGGACATGGCTTGCAAGGTGCTTGCCTTGCGTTGCGCCTCAACGTGCGCCTTGTATTCTTCAAGTGTCATTTATTAACGACCTTTCTTTGTTGTTATGCTGTAATTGTAGCAGTTACCACTGACATTTTTGGGACATTCTCGGGCGTGTCGGGAAAGTATTTTTGTGACCTTAGTCACACGCACACCATACTGAGCCTGCCTCGTCTTGTCCTGTTTCTACCTCACACACATCGCAAAACCATGTGCTGGTAAATGTTACTGTTGGGTATAGTGCCTTTAGTGTCATGTTATTGACCTTTCTTTTTGTTATACCGCAATTATAGCAGGAGGGACTGACAAATTGCGGGTACTGGAGGGGTGTGTCGTGCAATTATTTTTGTGATTTACAACACAGGTAGTACCCCATTAGCCTGTGGATAACTTTTCCTAGATTGAAAACGCCTACTGGGGGTGGTAGTAACCCTATTGACAAATATGCACTGATGTGTTAGACTTAGATCTATGTGCTCACTATATATTTCATGATTTTATTATATATATACACATCATACATCTGAACAAAATATTCAGATTTTAGGCTATTTAGGTTTTACAAAATTTTTCAGAATTATGCTATAATAGTTTTTATGACAAACGAAACTTATGATGGCCCAATGTGCTGTTCAGGATGCACCTGTACAACATCCCATAGTTCAAAGCCACCAGCAACCTTAGAAGACTAATATCATGGGTACTGGATTTCTAGATAACGTAGAAAATGCCTGGGACATAGAAGTAAGACCAGAACCACAAAACCCTAAATTCGAATCAAGTCCTTTCCCATTAATAGATAACATGGGTAGAGAAAAGTTTTGGGAAGATCTTGGAAGACCAGAAGAAGAGTCTTCTTTGGCTATAAAATTATTTTCAGAAACATGTTGCACAGATTGTAGTTGTAAAAATGGATAGCGATCAACAAAAACTAACTCCTGAGCAAGCACAAGCAATTTTGTTATTTCAAATTGAACAAAGACTTAGACAACATATAGCATTACAGGTTGAGTCAAAATTTCACGGTAAATATCACAATGAGTCACACGAAATAGCACAATTCATTCGTAACATAACTTAAACTTCTACTGACTCCCACATACGTATATCTACAAACCCATGTCTAGATAGATCTGCTAACTCTTGAGTATCTGCTTCAATAACCAATCTTACATTTGACTCAATGTCAAAGCCTGGTTTGTACTCTGTCTTAGCATTTTCTAAATATGTTTCCTTGATATTCTCAAGAAGTGGTTTGTAATAAAACTTAGGCAATTACACCACTATCCTTCAACTTGTCATATATGTTTGACATCATAAAATTAAGGCTTGGTTGACTTGCATTAATCTGCTTTTCCATATCTTCAGCACTGATTCCAGCCTGAAGACCCATTGCTCTGTTATCTTCATTGATGCTATCTAACATAAGTACAATTACTTCTTCTTTTGTCATTTCTTTTACCATTTCTCTATTGGACATTTTGCTTCTTGCAATGTGGTTTTCAACTTCATGAAACATCCACACTTCCTACATTTTGCAAGTCGTTTATTAAACCACTCACACTCATTACATATTTTTAGACGGGATTCAATGAGTTCACGATTTGATCTTGGTTGATTAGGATCAAATAAGTCGCTAAACTTAACATCACTCACTTCCACTCCACCTCTTGATCATATGTAACCGAATACTCTCCACCGAATATCTCGGCATATGACACTATATCTCTATTATACCTTATGACGGTATTGATACCAACTTTGTCACACATGTACTTCATACCCTGGACTAGTGGCTCAAAACTCATCTCCTGGCCTGCTAGGGCATTGTTTAGGGTATCCAGGTATCTTTGCTTGCCATATCTTTTACTTGTAAATGATTGATCAACATAATCAAACCTTGCTTGTGCATCATTTCTTTTTGCAATGTCCGAATTGTCCATTATGTACTTAACTGCAGGATGATCCATCCGTTTAGACCAGTTTCGCATGTTATCGCTGTACTTCTCCATGTTCTTTAGAGTTGAATCAGCGAAAGCCATGCGTATAAGGTCTATATTGGAGGTTTGAACCTCTGTTGCGAAACTTATCAAAAAAGCGGTTGCGAAAGGAAACTTGTCGCTATACGTCGAAACGCCAAAGTGCACATTTGGATTAAACGACTCGACTGACATATTGTCCTCAAGTAAGCGCATATGATTTCCAAGAGAAACAAACTCTTGTCTATTCATATCGCAGTCGACGAACAAACAATCTTCTGCATTGATCCCGTCGGCGAGACATAAAATATTTTTATCATATGAACCGACTATTTTCGAACCGTTAAAACGCTCTAATAATTTTGCGGTCATAAAACCATCCATGTCGGGGGATATAATTAGATTCTTAGAATACTCAAGTGTTTCGAGTATGGCTGTTTTCATTTTTGTAAAATACCCCTTATAATAATCTAGTTATGACAATTCAAGACTGGGCTTCGTTAATCGTCGCAATACTTACAATTGTATCATCAATCGGTCTATCTATCAAGTGGATGGTAAAACATTATTTAAGCGAACTTAAGCCAAATTCTGGATCATCATTAAAAGACCAGGTTTCAAGATTAGAGAATGCCTTAGACGAACAAAGAGTAGATTCTGAAAGATCAAGAGATAGGCAAGAAAAGAAACTCGACGAAATGTATAGAATTTTAATTGAGCATATTGCCAAAGTTGATAAGAATTAATTCTCCTATATACTATATATAATATATCTTCTATATAAAAACCTTAAAGATAGTTCTTCTTTCTTATATATTTTAAGTATACACCATCCGACATTCTGATGTTTTATGACAAACCAGTATAAAACGGACATTACAGACAATAACAATTTGATAACTTTTATATAGATGTCCGTATTGTCCTGATATGATATAATTTATATTGACTAGTACTCTGGTTTGTCTCTCATACCCACCAGCCTGAGTACTAGTCATTTTTTATGGTATAATCTCAATATGAGTACTTGTGGTCCCGAAATTTTTGGAGCAGATCCAGCCCGTATAAAGTGGCAAATCGTAAGAGGAGATACCTCCCCATTACGTGTTGAATTTCTTGAAGACGACGAAGTGACATTTTTTGATACATCAGAATGGACCTTTGAGGCTACAACCTATGATCCACAATCAGATGTTTTAGATCAATTAGAAGTTACTGCAGGAGAAGGATATGTGGATATTATGGCTCCAGCATCAATTACAGAACTTTGGGGAACTGGTTATAAATCAGTTGTAACAGAACTAACTTTTGATTTACAAGTAACAACAGATAACACAGTTTGGACACCACTAATAGGAACAATATCTGTTTTTGGTGATGTAACAGGGGGTAGTTTATAATGGCAGTTATTAAGATTGTTCCAATGCCTGGAGTGGCAGTAGCGGGACCAGCAGGACCACAAGGTCCTAGAGGATATCAAGGCGATACAGGTTTGACAGGTCCACAGGGACCACAAGGCGAACCAGGAGAACCAGGTCTTAACGGACCTGAAGGAGAAACTGGTCCACAGGGTCCAGCAGGTGCAGACGGTGCAGGGTTTGGAATTTTTTATTTAGGAAATTACAATCCAACAAGTGGATACTTGCCAGACATTGCAGTAGTTAGAGGATCAGACGGACAACTATACCTTGCTAAGGCAAGTGGACAACTTGGTGATCCAGTTGGTAACACTGCACAATGGGAAGTTTGGATTCCTAAAGGTGCAGACGGAACAAATGGTGCTAACGGTGCAGACGCACTTTGGAATTTCCTTGGAGAATATAACGGTGGAGCAGACTATAACATTGGAGATGTCGTAACTTATAATGGTGGAACATATTACAGAATTCTACCTTTAAACGCAGGATATGCTCCAGGAACTGAATATTGGACAACCATTGCAGCACCAGGAGCAGATGCAGATGTTTCTTTTCAATCAGTTAGATGGACACCAAACTTTACTGCAACTGGTTTAACATTTACTGGTTCTGACTCTACACATCCAACCTACAACTCTTATTATGTTAAGGCTGGAAAGATGGTTACTTTTGCTATTGAGGTTGATTGTTCTACCGTCACAAATTTTGGAACAGGTCAATTTAAACTACAACTACCATTTACACCAGCAGTTGGTTTTAATCATTTCTCTGGTTGGGCACAAATTGATACTGCGGTAAATCCAGATATAACAAATGGACATGTTATTCTTAATGTTGATCATGCTGGAGTTACAGATATACTTGACTTACACTATTTAAAGCAAGCAGGTGGCGCACATACTCCAATTATTGAAGGACTATTTTTGCAGGGCACACCAGTAACATTAACTACATCTAGCAAGATATATGTTAATGGTACTTATATTTCTGAATAATACCGTGAGATAATGTCTTCATGGCTGTTTCTAAATCTATGGACTTTCCATCTGGAAAAAAGTCTTCATACGCTGCACAAGTAGAACAGAGTCAGGCAACTGGATTACCAGATAATACTTTATCGTTTCTTCCTGTACCAGGCCCAGTAGGGCCACAGGGACCTGCAGGCAAAGACGGCAAAGATGGAAAGCAAGGAGATCAAGGTCCAGAAGGAAAAGAGGGACCAAAAGGTGCACAAGGTCCAGCAGGCAAAGACGGTCTAAGTTCTCTTTCATCTTCAGGACAGCAAGCAGGTTGGGCTTCATACACAAACGCTATTGACAAACCAACAAAATTAGGTATCTCTCAAGGAGACGATGGCTGGGTAACTCTTATTCTCGACACAAAGGATAAAAAACAAAATGAGAAATATCTTCCAAAAGATTGCACCAGCCTTTGGAACAGCCACCAAAGAGCCCTAAACTTTCACGGTATAAAAGAAGGATCTCAAGTATTTGTAACGTATAATTTTGAATTAACTACCTACACTCCTAATACAGAGGTTTGGCTAAGAACATATTTTGCAAGCAAGGACCAGGAGTTTGTTCAATTGGTAGGATCTTTTAAATATCAAGGAACTTATGTCCTTTCTTCTACCCAGCAGATTTTTATAGAGGATATTTCTATGTGGGGCAACGGAGCAGTTCCTCAAATTAGAACAGATTTTGATGCATCCGTAATTTTCAATTCAGTATACGTCAGCGTGGTATAATAAAACTATGGCATTTCCAGGCGAACTTAATATAAATTACTACAAGGGTGACACCCATGAGTTTAAGGTCTACCCTCAAAAGACTGATGGCTCAACATTTTATTTAACTGACTATAGCAACTCTACATTTACAATTGCTGAATCTCGTGGAGCAGCAGGAGTAGCATTAGGACAAATAAATGCCAGTGCAAGGATATTTAGTGATTACATACTTTGTGCTATAACTCCAGAAAATGGAAAACTTATGGATGCAACAAAAACATACGTTTATGATATTCAGGTTTATGCTCAGGGATCAGACACATATGATAAAGTCTTTACTCTTTTAACTGGTTCTATATCAGTAACAGATGATGTAACTCAAGATATTGGAACTCCAAATAGAGCGATTCCAACCTATAGGGTTATTTATCACAATACAAATGCAACTAGCGGGGTTGTACCAACAGATACAAATGAATATCTTCCAAATCAAAATGTTATTGTTGCAAACAATGGAACTCTTGCAAGAATTGGATATACTTTTGCTGGATGGACAAAATTTTCAGACGGTACTGGAACAGTATACACATCAGGGTCAACAATACCTCTTGTAAATGAAGACATAAAACTTTATGCTAAATGGACAGCGGTATGACAGAAGTTTTTGTATCAACTGACGATGTAAAAGTTATTGGCGGTACAGAAACGGTCAATGTTGAAGTTGATTTTGGTCCACAGGGAGATAGAGGAAACCTTTTTCTTGTTGGTTACGGACATCCAAATAACGCAGGGCTAACAGACATACAATCTCTTGACATATACATAAATATTGAACCAACAGATGAAGACTATCTTAATCTATATCAATATGTAGATCAAAGTGGAACTAAAACTTGGACTTTAGTTGGACCACTTACTACAGATAAGTTTAGTTCTATAAGAAATGTAACCTTTGTAAATGGACAGGCATCTAGCAATATAGAGTTTAAGGTTTTAAATATAGTGCCTGCTGGACTTATTGGATCACTTACAGCATCAAGTTTTAATATTCAGTGTACCTTCCAAAACTCAGAAAATCCAGTTGCACACTCAATTGTTATTAATCCAATCACAGTACAGGTTTCAACAGGAGACGTTATATTGCCTATAGGAATAAATGCTGCTGAATTTTCAGAAAGCACATGGACAGGGCTTAGTGGAACCCACGTAGTTCATTTCTTAATTACGGTGGTATAATCTAAGATGGTGATATATAATGGCTAAATATGTTGATGGTTCGGAAAATGGATCTGGTTTATACACAACCAGAGTTCCTGAGTATACCGACGCAGCCGATATTCAAGAGGCTTTAAAACTCTACCATTATGGTTCAAATGTTGTTCCAACGGTAAACACGCTTGGTGGTCTTAATGGCATCAATACACAATCAATAGCAGGACATCTTAAGAAATTAGAAAACGATATTGATGCCCTACCAACAATGTCTGAGGTTACTGACCTTATTGATGGTGTAACAGGAGAATATTCAGAACTTGCTGGTGTGGGAATTGACTGGAATTCTGTTGATTTTCAATTTGATATTAGTCCAAGACTAACTCTTATATCCCCAAAAGAACTAACAAATATTTCTGCAACTGCAGCAACTGGAGCAATCGATATTGATATTATTGCTTCTTCTGTTAACATTCGCACCTCAAATGCCACTGCAAATTGGACAATAAACATTCGTGGTGATGCAACAACGACTCTTAATTCGTTAATGACAACAGGGGAGCAAATATCTGTTGTATTTGAATCTTCTCAAGGCGGAACTGCATATTATCCAACAGCACTTACTATTGACGGTGCATCAGTAACTCCTAAATGGTTAGGTGGAATAGCCCCTTCTTCAGGAAACATTAACTCAACTGATGTTTATGTTTATACAATTAGGAAAACAGGTACATCAACATTTACCGTACTTGCATCACAAAATAAGTTTGCTTAAAGCAGGTAGGGAGAATCATGAGTCCATTATTTCGTGACCCAAGTGGTATAGGAATATTTCTAGCATTTCCCACACCTACTCCTACACCTACACCTACTCCTACACCTACTGCTACTCCTACACCTACTGCTACTCCTACACCTACTGCTACTCCTACGCCTACTGCTACTCCTACGCCTACTCCTACACCTACTGCTACACCAACACCAACACCAACACCAACACCAACACCAACACCAACACCAACACCAACTCCAACGCCAACTCCAACGCCAGGAACAGGTTACGTATACTTTACCTATTGTTATGAGGGAACTCCAACATCAGATACATTCTTTGTTGATGAAAACAACGTTATCGTTCAAGACATAAATAATGCTTGCGCTGCATATGCTGCTGTAGTTGCTGGCTTGCCAGGTGGAGGTGGAACAAACTACTCTTGCTCAATTGTTTCAATGCCTGCGTTACCAACAGATTGCACTCCAACACCAACACCAACACCAACACCAACACCAACACCAACACCAACACCAACACCAACACCAACACCAACACCAACACCAACACCAACACCAACACCAACACCAACACCAACCTTAACAACATATTATGCATGTTGTACTAATGGAGCGTCAGTTAGTGGTTCTTATGAGGACTCATTTGCAGCAGTAACAGGTCTAAATGCTGCATGTAATGCTAATGAACCAGGAAACACTGTATCAGGAGGAGTGTTTACTACACCTCAAAGTTGTTCTGCACCACCGTTCTTCCCACCGTTCTTCCCGTTCTTCCCGTTCTTCCCTTACTTTGCTCCAACACCAACACCTACTGCCACACCAACACCTACTGCCACACCAACACCTACTGCTACACCAACCCCAACTGCTACACCTGCACCAGGATTTTGTGGTGATGGGGGCCCAACATGTGGCGGAGCATTTGGTAATTGTGTTCCTGGACCATGTGGAGAGTAATGATATACTTATATTATAAGGAGAAATAATGTACGCTTGTATAGTAAAAAATAATAATAATACATGGGACATATTTACTGTGTTTCCATATATTCCAGATGAAAAAAAACAAAGAATTGACTCTGCAATAGAAAGTGGTCTTCCAATTTTTTCTAGAAATTTAACAGAATTTGGAAGATCAGTTAGAAGTGGTGCTATTTGGGACGGAACACAGTTTAATGGTGGAGACCCAACGTCGCTAATAGAAGGTGCATCAAGAGGACAGTACTCCTACATATGCAACAATATGATTATTCTTACACTTCTTACACAACTTGATACTGATCTTGATATTCAAATGTCAGCAATATTTGAAAGTGAAACAACAATAATTAAGGTTCCAGAAGGACAAACAGCATCTGTTGGCGATATATGGGATGGACAAAAAGTAGTTAGTCTATAAAAAGAGAGGATAAGAATGTCAAAGTGGGAAGAGTGGAAAAAGGCTCAAGGAGAAACAAGACCCTGGCATATACTTGATTCAAATAAGTATATAGAGGACGAAAATTTAGGGAAAAAAAGACTTGAAATATGTAAAACATGTCCAGAACTAATAAAATTAACTACGCAGTGTAAAAAGTGTGGATGTTTTATGGCAGCCAAAACAAAAATACAAGCAGCATCTTGCCCAATAGGTAAATGGGGTGCAGAGCAAAAAACAATAGAAGAGTTATCAGATGACACTTCATCAAAAATTTTTATAAATATTCCATCATATAAAGATCCAGAAATATGGCTAACGGTTGAAAATTTTATTAATAATGCTAAGCATCCAGAAAGAATATTTTTTGCTATAACACTTCAGTCTATAGATCAAAAAGATGATAGGTTAAAGGCTTCTTTTTATAATAATGTTAAAGCAGATATTATTGAGCCAGGATCCTTGATTGGATGCCAGCCAGCAAGAAAAAATTCTCATAAGTTTTATAACAATGAAGATTACTATTTAAACATGGACTCTCATATGAGATCTATAAAAAACTGGGATGTTGAAATAATTCGAGAATACGAAAAAAATAAAGTAGAGCATGGAGTCTCAGTATTTACAGCCTATGCTCCGCCTTATGATTTGCTTGAAGATGGTACAGACCTCATTGATTCAAATATAACAAGCAATCCAACATTTTACATGTCTGAGTCAAACACAGAAAATTTTTATAAAAACCTTGTACCTCAATTTACATCTCAGTACACAGGTTCTGGCAAGAACGTATTTTCACCATACGTATCTGGACATTTCTTTTTTACTGAAAAACAAGTTATTGAAAAGGTTCCTTTCATGTCAGAAATTACATTCACAGAGGAAGAGCCTCTTATGGCACTTAGATTCTTTACTGCTGGATTTAACTTAATAACACCAAGCAAGGTTTTTGTTTATCACAGGTATGGAAGAGGAGGAAGAAGTTTATTTTGGGAAGATTTTCCAGAAAAGTTTTTTCCAGAAGATCAAAAATCTAGAGACTATTTTAAAGAATTAGTAAAAAATAACAGAATAGATCCAGAAAATGGATTATTTGCAGAAAGATCTTTAGAAGATTATGAGAAGTACTCTGGAATTAGTTTTTCTTCTGGAACACTGCATGATGGAGTAAAATCTGGATTACCATCTGGATCTTTTTGAGATAATGAATATCCAAGATTTAAAAACAGTTGCAATCGTAACATCTTTTATAGATATAGGAAGAGGAAACTGGCAGGGTTGGGCCAACAGAACACAGGACAACTATTTTGAGTATTTTAAAAATTTATCACATCTAGAAAACCCTTTATATATATATGTTGATGATAGTTTAAAGTCAAGGGTTTTAGATTTAAGGCAGGGTAGGCCAACATATTTTATAGAGTCAAACGTTTATGATGATTTTAAATATTTATATAATGAAATACTTAGAGTTCATAGCCTAGATTCTTTTAAAAAATCTATACCTGCTCATCTTCTTAATCATCCAGAATATTGGAGCCCAGACTATGTTTTTGTTACATTGTTAAAATATAAAATAGTAAAACTTGCTATTAATCAATTTAAAATAAAAGAAGATTTAGTATCTTGGATTGATTTTGGATATAAAAGAGATAATGTTTTTATTGGAAACTACCTATCCCTTCCTTTTCCAAAAAATAAAATAACAGTTTTTTCTCAAAAAGAAATAAAAGACCCAGACATATCCTTTTCTGTATTAAATAACGATGTATACATTATGGGTTCTCCAATAATAGGATCTAAAGATAACTGGATAGAATTAATAAATCTGTGTGATGAATCTTGCGCTGATTTGTTTAATATGGATATTATAGATGATGATCAAGGAATATGGCTTATGTCATATCTAAAAAACAAAGAACTATTTAATGTCATTGTGACAGAAGAATGGTTCCCTTTATTTAAATACAACACAAGCCATACTATTACTTAGGAAATTTACTCATCCAAAACTTGGTTCTTGGAGTGATGCCCTTCCATGAGGACCAATCTTCTCCACCATTTGTCATATAGTATGCAATTTCTGCATTCTTTACTGGATTGAATAGTTCAGCGTTAGAGTCAAGATCAAACTTGGTTCTACGATCAGGACCAAGGGAATCAATCATATTAATTTGGAACATACCATAGGACGAGTCTCCAGTCTTATGATTGCCGTTAAAAGCCAATGGTCGCCCATTAGACTCTTTTTTAGCCACTGCCCAAGCAACAACAAGGTCTTTACCCTTGAAGCCTACTAATGAAAGCAGTTCTTTTAGTTCTAAATCAGTCAGAGAAACCTTGTTCTCAAAACTCTCTAGTTTTTTTGCTTTAGAAACCAAAAAAACCTCTTTCGAGGCGGTTTCCGATGTCTGAGCCTGTTCCAGGCCAAGATTGTTCTTTGTATCAAGATCTGAAATAGCATTAGCAGAGTTAGACATAACCGTTACTAGTGCTACGATACTGAGTGTGCTAATGATCTCTTTGTTTCTTTCGATAAATTTAATCATAGTTTCCTCCTTAGAAAACAATAACACCCTGGTAGGTGTTACTTACTAGTATAACATAATTTTGAGCAAAAGGTCAAATCTGGGTGTATAATTATTTTATTATGACCACATATGACTTTTCAGCCACAGGAATAAAATATCCTCTTGAAACTTCTCCTGTAAATGTGCATGGAGATTTAAAAAAGTTAGCAGAATCACTTGACGCTATACTTCCAGCATACGGGGTATCATATTTTCAGATTCAAGTAAAAAATAATAGTGGTGCAAGTATTTCTGCTGGTGTTCCAGTTTATGCAACTGGATATAGCACAAAAACAACAATAGCAAAAGCACTTCCTTCTACATCCTCTCCAATACTTGGTTTATTAAAAAATACCACAGCAAACGGATCTGACGGCATTGTAGTTGTTGCTGGAGTTATGGAAGGCGTGAATACTCAAAGTTTCTTGGCAGGTCAAACATTGTATGTTGGAGAATCTGGGGGACTAACAAATGTTAGACCTACTAATGGATCAGCAGCAGTTGGAATAGTTGCATATGCAGCAGCAGAAGGAATTATTATAGTAGAAGCAAAAGGAAACGGTACCTGGGGAGCACTCAGAGACGGTTTGTCGTGATATAATAACAATATGGCAACTTTAAGAGGATCTCAATCATCATACGACATAGGAAATAAACCTCCTACAGTTATTTGGACTGTAGTTCGTGGAGATACTTCTGGATTTAAGGTTTATGTAACAGATGATGCAAAGGTCCCGCTAATTTTAAAAGGCCCTGGATCTGAATGGGACATTGCTATGAAAATTAAAAGACCAAATTCAACACCTGGAATAATCACAGATGACGCTGTAACAGTAATGGCATTGCATCCAGTCGCAGATGAAGATGACCTAGTTGGAGAATTTACAGTTTGGCTTACAGCAGAAGAATCTAATGTCTTACAAACAGGAGACATCTTTGATATTCAAGTGTCAGATCCAACAAGAGTTTGGACAGTTGCTCAGGGCAGCATGAAGATTCTTGAAGATGTAACAGATTAATGGCAACAGCAGTAATCCTTGACGACTTAAAGAACAAGACAGAGCGAATCTTTCCAATAGATTATGCAGTAGTTCAAGTAGAAGACTTTACAAGAACAACTGTTATAACTGAGGTTTTACCATTTAGAGTTAAGTTTACAGCCATTCAAATTGTGGCTATTGGTTTAGGTAATACCCCGCCAATTCCGCTACAGGTTATTGGCTACAGCAACTATATTCTTTAACTAGATAATTAAAAGGGTGATATAATTACCACATGGCTAAAATATCAATTTCAAACGTAAAGGCCCTGTTTCAAACAGGAGACAGACCTACTCAAGAAAATTATGTAGATCTAATTGATACCGCAGCAGCCCAAGCAACAGACTTAGGTTCTTCAGGTAACAATGAAAACACAATTGATGGCATTGAGAACGTAACTGTAATTGATAGTTTTGATGCCACAGTTTGGCGCATGGTCAAGTATATTATTTCAATATCAAAGACCTCTGCAGGGGACAACAAGTTCTATGCAACTGAATTAACTATTCTTGCTGAAGGTACAAATGTATCTGTAAGCGAGTACGGCACTATCGACACGAATGGGAATATTGGCACCATTAATGTCTCTCGCACTGGAAATACCGTGGCCTTAACAGTCACTCCAGATCCTGCGATCAAGCCAGTCACAGTTCGTTACGCACGAATTGGACTTAAGGCATAACTAAGGAGATATAAAAATGGCAACAGTAAATAAAGATTTTAAAATTAAGAGTGGTTTAATCGTTGAAGGTTCATCAGCAACCGTTGGCGGATTTGACATTCTTACAAAGAAGCAAACAGATACAGACTACATTGTTAGTCTTGCTGGAGGAGGAGCAACATCTGCTAATGAAGTAAATAAGGTTGTAAAGCGTGATGGCTCAGGAAACTTTGCTGCTGGAACAATTACAGCAAACCTAACAGGTAACGTAACTGGTAATTTAACTGGTAATGCAGATACAGCAACAGTACTTGATACAGCAAGAACTATTGCTGGTCAATCATTTGATGGTAGTGCTAACATTAGCATTGCTCCAACAGACCTAACAGGAGTAACTGCTACAGCAGCAGAAATTAATCTTCTTGATGGTGTAACAGCAACTACAGAAGAATTAAATATTCTTGATGGAGTAACTGCATCTGCAGGAGAACTTAACATTCTTGATGGTGCAACACTTTCAACAGCAGAATTGAATATTCTTGATGGTGTAACAGCGACAGCATCAGAACTTAACATTCTTGATGGTGCAACACTTTCAACGGCAGAACTTAACTACGTAGACGGAGTAACATCTGCAATTCAAACACAGATTGACACTAAGGCACCAACAGCCTCACCAACATTTACAGGTACAGTTTCAGGTATTACAAAGGCAATGGTTGATCTTGGAAACGTAGACAATACATCTGATGCTAACAAGCCAGTTTCAACCGCTACTCAAACAGCGCTTGACCTAAAGGCTCCACTTGCTTCACCTGCATTAACTGGTACACCAACTGCTCCTACAGCAACTGCGGGAACAAATACAACACAGGTAGCAACAACAGCGTTCGTAGGAACAGCAGTAGCAAACCTTGTAGATTCTGCACCAGCACTTCTTGACACACTCAACGAATTGGCAGCAGCAATTGGAGATAACCCAAACTATGCAACAGATCTTGCTGCATCAGTAGGACTAAAAGCAAATATTGATTCTCCAACATTTACAGGTACAGTAACACTTCCTGCAAATACAATCACTCAGACAATGATGAGCGATGACTCAGTTGGAACTAATGAAATTGGTGGACTTGCAGTAACAAATGCAAAGATTGCAGACTTAACAATAACAGATGCAAAAATTTCTGCAACAGCAGCAATTGCTCAGTCTAAGATTGCAAACTTAACTACAGACCTTGCAGATAAGGCTCCACTTGCATCACCAGCACTTACTGGTGTCCCAACAGCCCCAACCGCTGCAGCAAATACTGACACAACTCAGATTGCTACAACAGCATTTGCTAAAGCAGAGGCTGACGCAGCACAATCAGCAGCAGAGGCTACAGCATCAGCAGATGCTACTTCAAAGGCAAATGCAGCACAAGCAGCAGCAATTGCACACGCAGATGCACTTACAACATCTGATGTAGCAGAAGGAACAGCACAGTACTTCACAGATGCTCGTGCCAAGTCTTCAGCAGCAAGTCTTTTGACTGGTGCAACGCTTACAAACATCACAATTACAGGTTCAGGTTCAGGACTCACTATTACCGCAGAAAACGGTGTAGCAGATTCTACAACAACTAACCTTGCAGAAGGTACAAATCTTTACTTCACAGATGCTCGTGCACGTGCTGCGGTAGATGGAACAACTCGTTCGTTTACAGCAGTTGAGATTGACTCAGTTGCTAAGCAGGTTGCAGCAACTCTTGAAGCAGCAACAGCAGGAGTTCAGACAGCCCACGCTTTCGCAAAGGCCGATTATCGTTCAGCAGAATATCTTGTAAAGGTTGCCAATGGAAATCATACAGATATTTCAAAGGTACTTTTAACACTTGATTCTTCAGATAACATTGCAATCACTGAATACGGAATGGTCTCAACAGGGTCATCTCTTGGATCAGTTTCAGCATCAATCTCAGGAGCAAACGTACAACTTCTAGTAACAACTGCCAACAATACTTCAGTAGTAACTGTTGTCGGAACATTGCTTAAGTAATAAAAATAAAAATAGTTGGAAGAGGGAGTAGTAAATGGCAACAGTCGATAAAGACTTTAAGGTCAAGAATGGACTAGTAGTAACTAACGGCGGTACATTCGGAAATGCAGTAACAGTAGGAGCACCAACTCTTGCAGGGCATGCAGCAACCAAAGAGTATGTTGATTCCTTAACAGGTATGTCAGTATCATCAACGGCTCCCTCTTCACCAACTAATGGAAAACAGTGGTTAGACACAACAACAAACAGAATTAATTTTTATTATGATGGTTCTTGGTATACCCAAGCAACTATTGATGATACAAATAACTTACCACAGCACATTCACGATACCGCAATTGATGGAACTGGTTTCATTGTATCTCAGTTCTATGAAGGTGGATCATTTAACAGCCCATTGGGTATAGGTTTGGATGCAGGTGGACCAGACACAACAGTTTGGACAGTTGTATTCGATGGCGGTAGCGCAACAGATAACTTCAATTAAATAGGGGTTATAATAAGATAAGTTAATGGGCAGCCCCCATAAAGGAGAAATAAAAATATGGCAACAAGAATGCAACAGCGCAGAGGAACTGCAGCACAATGGACGGCTGCAAACCCTGTTTTAGCAGCAGGTGAAATCGGTTTTGAAACCGACACAAGTAAGTTTAAGATGGGTAATGGCTCCTCAGCATGGTCTGCATTAACATATTTTGCTAACGCAGCCGAACTCGCAGCAATTGTTGATGGCGCACCAGGACTACTGAACACCCTTAATGAGTTAGCAGCAGCAATTGGAGACGATCCAGACTTTATTAACACAGTAGCACAAGGTTTGACTTCACACCAAAATGATTCAACCATGATACATGGAATTGCAGATACAGCAGCCTTGGCATTGTTGTCAAACGTAGAGGCAGCATCACAGTCTGCTGCTTCAGCACTATCAACACATGCTGCAGACACAACATTAATTCATGGAATTGCAGACACTGCCCTTCTTGCAACAACAGCAAATGTAGAGGCAGCAATTCAGGCTGCTTCTGGAGCACTGTCAACACATGCTGCAGACACAACATTAATTCATGGAATTGCAGACACAGCAGCACTTATAACTCAGACACAACTTACAGATGCAATTACAGGAGCAACTGTAGATCAGCAATCCCTTGCAGGAACAGGAATTGACTGGAACTCAGTTGATGAAAGATTTGATATTGATTCAACAATTGCAACAAAGACTTATGCCGACAACGCAGTAACAACCCATAATTCTGATACAACAAATGTTCATGGTATTGATAACACAGCAGATCTTGCTACAAAGTCATATGCTGATACAGCAGAAGCAGATGCAATTACAGCAGCAGGCACAGCAGCAGACTCTAAGGTTGCAGCAGCAGTTGCAGCACTTACAAAGTCTTCAGTAGGCCTTGCAAATGTTGATAACACTTCAGATGCTAACAAACCAGTTTCAACTGCTACTCAAACAGCACTTGACCTAAAGGCTCCAAAGTCTACACCAACATTTACTGGAACAGTTACAGCATCAAACGATCTTGTTGTTGATGGTAACTTAACTGTAAATGGTACAACATTTAACGCATCATCAACATCTATTACAATCGAAGACAACCTTGTGCAACTTGCTCACCAAAATGCAGCAAATACAGTTGATCTTGGTATAGTAGTTGGATACAATGATGGTTCAGCAAAGCATGCAGGTTTTGTAAGAGACGTGTCTGATGCTAAATGGAAGTTGTTTAAGGGAGTAACAACAGAGCCTTCAACAACAGTAGACTTTACAGAAGGCTCACTTGATGATCTTAAGGTTGCAGCATTTGAGGCAACAACAGTAACTCCTTCATCTGGTGTGGTTTTCTCAGATGGTACACAGACAAAAGAAGGCGTTCCTTCAAGAACTCCTATCGTTCAAAAGACAGCCTCATATGCACTTTCAACACTAACACATAGAGACTCAATGATTGAGGTTGATTCTACATCAGCAACAACCTTGACAATCCCACTAGATTCAACAGTAGACTATCCAATTGGAACAACTATTGATATTCTTCAGACTAATACAGGACAGGTTACAATCGCACCAGTTTCTGGTTCAGTTACAGTAAATGCAACACCAGGTCTAAAGTTGAGAACCAGATGGTCTTCTGCAACTCTTATGAAGAGAGCAGCAAACACATGGGTTGTCTACGGCGACTTGACAGCGTAATAAAAAATTCAATAAGAAATTAGGAGATAGACATGGCAGCAGGTAAGAAGACAGGTAGAAAGTCCCAAGCGTCAAATGACTTTTTGGAGCCTTTAGCACCAACAGGTGTAAGTGCAACAAACGTTGGAACAGGAAGGGCTTATAACGATGGAGCAGCAACTGTTTCATTCTCTTTACCAGAACTTTCTCCTGCTGCTACCTCTTTTACAGTAACAGCAAGCACAGGTCAGACTGGAACTGGAGCATCCTCTCCAGTCACAGTTACTGGCATTCCTGTTAATGCTTCTGTAACATTTACAGTAACAGCAACTAATGCTGCAGGAACTTCTGCTGCATCATCTGCCTCTTCTGCAATTGCTATTACAACAAGACCACAAACTCCTCAGTCAGTATCTGCATCTACAGTTTCTGCAAATGTTAACAGAATTAGTTGGACTCCTGGAGCCAGCGGAGGCAGTGCGATTACATCTTATACAATTACTGGTTCTGACGGAACAAGTTATACTGGTATTTCAGGATCAGCATCATCTTATGATGCAGCAGATAGCACACCTTCTGGAACTTCTCCAGGAGCACAGACTTACACTATTGTTGCTATCACTGCTGTAGGAACTTCTGATTCAGCAACAACAGGTACTGTTACTACTATTGCACCATTCTTCCCGCCATTTTTCCCACCATTCTTTCCATTCTTCCCACCATTTTTCCCACCGTTCTTCCCGTTCTTCCCACCGTTCTTCCCGTTCTTCCCGTTCTTCCCGTTCTTCCCACCGTTCTTCCCGTTCTTCCCGTTCTTCCCACCGTTCTTCCCGTTCTTCCCGTTCTTCCCGTTCTTCCCACCGTTCTTCCCGTTCTTCCCGTTCTTCCCACCGTTCTTCCCACCATCTTTTGGTCCTAACTTCTCTGCAGTATGTGGCCAGCCAGCATGTGGTGGAGGTTGCTTCGGAGGTTGTAACAACTGCTTCTGCTAATGAAACAGTATTGCATAATCTATATGATACAATTAAGTTATAAAAAGGAGATAAAATGAATGCTGCACTACTTGTAAAAAAATCTAACAATGAGTGGGAGGTTGTTGAAAAATATAACCTTCCTGCTGAAATGTATGATAACTTTATAGAAATATATCAAGGTCCAAACCCAATAGTTGGAATGCCAACAGAGGGACATATTAATGAGGCATTCACAGGTGCCACATGGAATGGATCATCTTTTTCTGGTGGAGTTAAACCAGCATGGATGACTGATGATTTAGATATGGACCCTTTTAGAACATATGTTCTTCTTTCAGATAACCTTGTGTTTATGACACTCTCTAGCATAGTAAATACCGTAGTTCAAGAAAAAATGGATGCAGTATTTGCATCAGAAGTAACACTCGTTCCAATTCTTCCTGGACAAGAAGCAAAAATTGGTAATATTTGGAACGGTAGCGAATTCTTAGAGAGTCTCTAGAATGTCAGCCTGGGAAGAATGGAAAAAAAACCTTGGCGATTCAAGGATTTGGCATTTATTAGATCCTGAAAAAACTATACAAGATCAAGAAATAATTAACAAAAGAATGGAAATTTGTAGGGCCTGTGATTTTTTTATTCCTTTAACTCAGCAATGTAAGAAATGCGGATGTGTCATGACATTTAAAACTAAATTAGCAGGAGCAGGTTGTCCCATAAATAAGTGGGCACCTCACAATGACTAAAAACATAGAAAAGGTACAACGATGACAGTTTATGATGAAAACGAAACACCATGGTTTACTAAAGATAGATCAGAGACTACAATAAATAGGTATCCGTCAAAAACTATTGGCAACAATATATTAGTTGAAAATCCAGCATTAGGAATTAACTTGTATAGAAATGTATTTTCAAAGGAAGACTCTGAAAGATATATCAAAATCCTTGAGTCAAATTTAGGAGGTAACGGAAAATATAAATGGTCAGAAGCAAAGGTAACAAATTCTGATGTTCCAATTAAAAAGGCTAGAGATGCTGTAGATTTTAGATTTAAGCAAGAAAATTTAGGACCAAGGGATGAGCATAATTCTGAACTTTTAGATTTGCACGAAGAGATCTATCAAAAATTAAAATTTTGTGTTGACGATTATGCACGTTACTGGGGTATTAACGTTGTATATTATGAGGCCTTTAACTTTGTAAAGTATGAAGGAAAAGGAACACACTTTAATATTCATGCTGATCATGGCCCAATGTACAACTGTACAGTATCTGCTGTTATTTATATAAACGAAGATTACGAGGGTGGAGAGATTAAGTTTCCAAGAATGGACAACTACACACATAGTCCAAAAATAGGAGACATCGTTCTTTGCCCATCAAACTATATCTATGAGCATGCTTCATTGCCTATGAAAGAGGGAACAAAGTATTGTGTTGTCGTAATGACAGACATTAATGAACTAGGACACAAGTAGTGTCTCTAGTTGCTAAGTTCAGATCACTTAGGCCCTGGATAAACAAAGAAAGCATTTCTGTTCCAGTTCCAACCCAAAAAGAAATTCCAGATTGGTATAAAGACGCAGACAGGTTTGCAAAAATGCCAAACGGTGAGTACTATAAGGCACCAAAAGAGGTTTGCCCATTTCCTAAAGAAGGCACAACTGATGATTATGGAAAGATACCTACATGGAAAGCGTGTCCTGCTATTATGGATGCCTTTTCAACTGGCTATGTTTTTAAAACCCCATGTGATCTAAAATTTGCCAAAAATTCTCAAGGAATAATTAATGTCACAATTGACGACCCTAACTATAAAGACTTTTGTACTCAAAGACCTCCTATGCCACAGTTTGAGCATCCTAAAGGATACTATCAGTACCACTTTGCTTGGAGTTCTCCATGGGGTTTAGAGTTACCAGAAGGATACAGTGCACTCTTTATGACACCAATGAATCGGTATGACCTTCCTTTTCTAAATACAACTGGAGTTGTAGATTCTGATAAGGTTCATCTTCTTGGAAGTTTTCCATTTTTTATTATAGAGGGTTGGGAAGGAACCCTTCCTGCTGGAACTCCCTATATGCAGGTGCTTCCATTTAAAAGAGAAAATTGGGAACACGAGATAGAAATTTTAGGACAGTCTGATATATATGGTAAAATGGTAGATAACGCAAATTTCTATCGGCAACCTGATGGAGGAGTGTATATTAAAAAAGTTTGGTCCCGCAGAGAATATAAATAGGAGATAAAAATGCAAACATGGACAGAAAAACAAGATCTTGGCAGTGGTATCTTTTGCTACAAAGGTGTTATTAAAAAAGAGTTTGAGGTAATTAAAAAACTTGAAGAAAATCTTGGATCAGTTGCTGGATATGGAGAACTATCTCCAGAAGGAAAACGATACCACTGGATGCCAGCATATGTTGGATATCAAGAACTTATGCCAGACTATAGAGATTGCGTAGACTTTAAGTTTAAAAAGACAGATCTTGAATATGACAAAAGTCCTACAAGCCTAAATCTTCAAGAACTCTGGCAAGATCTGTATGATGCAAAACTACCAGCAGTTCAAGATTATTCAAAAATGTATAATATTAACAATCTTCAGTATTGGGAAGCCTTTAACTTTATTAAGTATGGTCCAGGACAGCATTTTATGGAGCATCACGACCATGGGTTTTCTTATAATTGCACAGTTTCTTTAGTTGCATATCCAAACGATGACTATGATGGCGGAGAACTATACTTTAGATTACAAAACTTAAAGATTAAACCAGAAGCAGGAGATCTTTTTATATTTCCTTCAAACTTTATGTATGCACATCAGGCTATGCCAGTTACAGATGGTGTAAAGTATTCAATTGTAACAATGCTTGATTATAATAAAAAATACCATACTCCAGAAATGTATGCGGGTGATTAAAAATTTTTAACATTCAGGTTGAAAAAACTCAAGAAGCCCCATTTGATATTGCTCCAATGTCTATAAAAAGAGACTGGATGGACAGTACATCTGAAGGTCATGCCTATAGATGTTTTCCAGTAACACAATCAAATGTTATTGGCTGGAGTCTTTTTTGCAAACAAGATATAGAGTTTTTATGGAATGGAATAAATGATCAGACATCAGACAATGTTGAAATAATCTCTGCACCAGCAGGCTCTTATGGAGGAAGAGGTCAATCCTCAATTAGTTTTAATACTGGGCTAATTTTTAGAACAGATGAAAATATTAGTCTTTTTACTATTAATCCAGTAAACTATTTTAATGATGATTTCGAGACAATATCTAATTTAATCAGTACTTCGTTTTATGACAACCCACTGCCATTAGCAATAAAATCAAAAAATCCAAATAAAAAAATAATTATTAAATCTGGAACGCCAATAGCAACAATAATTCCTATATCTCTTTCTGATTTAAATAATACATCTATAAAAATTATTAACTACAAAGACGAAAACAGAGAAAGAATGCTGGCTAATGTTGCATATGGAGAAGCAGCACAAGTTGTTAATTCTTCTGGTCAGTGGACAGATTGGTATAGAGATGCTGTAAATGAAAAAGGTCAGTCTCTTGGTTCTCACGAGGTTAAAGTTTTAAGATTGTCTGTAGATGATAATACTAAAAATAAAGAAAGTGATATAATCTAATTATGAATAATGAAGATAATGTTGTATTTAGAAAACCATCAATGACTCCATCTGGCTGGTTTGGTAACAGCAAAGATATGATTGTTGAGTTAGAAAATTTTATGACTGAACAAGAAATAGAGTTTTTAGAAAAGGCTGCAAAGTCTTTAACCATTTGGGATGTAACACAAAGCCATGTCAACGAAAATGGAACTGTAGTGTATGACTCTGAATATTGGAAAGACAGAGTAGCCACTAGCCCAACTTTAGATAAAAATGATCCAACAATTGCTCCAGTAATTGCAGGATTGTTTCAAAGACTTAAGCCAATTGTTGAAGAGTTTTATAAGGTAAAGGTTACCCCTACTGGCACAACTATTGTTAGATGGCTCCCAGGGCAGTTTCAGAAGCCTCATGCAGACAAAGAACTACATGAAGGACCAGATGCTGGACTTCCAAATGACTTTCCAAACTATGATCTTTCAAGCCTATTTTATTTAAATGAAGACTACGAAGGTGGAGAGTTATACTTCCCATTGCAAGGTGTTCAGTTTAAGCCAAAGAAAGGTGCTGCTTATTTTTTTCCAGGGGATATGAATTACGTTCATGGAGTAACAGAGATTAAGAGTGGGATTAGATATACTTGCCCATTCTTCTGGGAAATTACAGAGCACACAGGAGACAGAAAGCCATGACAGAATCTCTGGATGTAATTGAAATTTATCCAAAGATTTTTGTGTATAAAAATCTTTTTAAAGATATTAATAAAACATATAATCTTTTAAAAGAATCTGAAGGTGAAGAAGACGGACTATTTAGCCCATGGTCCCAATGGTCTAGGTTTGGTGAATATATAAATCCAATATTTAGAACATATAACGATAACCTAAAAATAGAACATGTAAAAAATGTAAAAACTTCAACAGAAAAACAAGAAGAGCACAAAAAAATTCTTTTAGAAATTTTAAATAATTTTTTAACAGCAACAAAAGACTACATTGAAAAAAATAATGTTGAGTTTAATGAAAATAAAATTATTCCAGACATCAAAGATCAAAATGGAAATCCAATCAAAGAGTGGGAATACACTGGGCCCTCTATAGCAAGATACAGAACAGACTTTGAGGATCCACTAGCAATGACATACCATACAGACTACATAAGAGAGCCAATAGTAACCCCAGGCCATAAGTTTGCAATTACTGCTTTGACATACTTTAATGACGATTATGAAGGTGGAGAAATTGATTTTATAGCAAATGGAGAAGCATACATGTACAAACCAGAGGCTGGAGATGTTCTTGTTTTTCCATCAGGTCATCCAGAACTCCTGATGTCTGAAAATTCTATATACCTTCATGGGGTTATGCCTGCAATAAATAATTCAAAATATCTTTCAAGAATGTACTGGACAAAGTATTCTCCTGGAGATCCAGAGTGGTTTAAAAATGAAGAAAAATTTGGTAAGGAAAAATGGCAGAAAATGCAAGAGCAAATTATGGAACAGTTTAGAAATGAAAATCCAAATAGAAATAATACTGATAAAGAAAGAAGGATAAAATGAACCTAGATAATAAAAAAAGAATAACTAAAGACATAGTTGTTTATGAAAACTTTATTGATGCAGAAACTGCTGCTAAACTTGTAAAGGTTTTAGATAAGCATGCAGAACTTGGATTGATTACGTGGATGCCTATATCTTTCTATGAGTCTTACTCTTCAGTATTACCACAAGACAATGATGAGCATGTCGAAAACGAAGGGCTGCCAAGTGATATATTTTCACAAATCAAACAAGGCATTATTGATGCCGTTGCAAGTGTTCACGACCTTGACCCAAAGGTAATTTCTCAAATTGGATACCACACACAAAAGTGGGAGCCAGGAGCATATGCAAGAAAGCATTCTGACAACACCGATGAGCATGGTCACTCTGGTGCTTTTACAAGAAGTAGATATGCAGCCTTTTTATATCTGAACGATGATTTTGAAGGCGGTATGTTACAGTTCCCAGATCAAGATATAAGTCTTCAACCTAAAGTTGGAATGCTTGCTGCATTTGACGGGGGATTTAACAATATGCACGAAGTAACTCTTATAACCAGTGGGGTTAGATATACTATTGGTTCATTCTGGGATGATCGTGAAGAGGATGCCTATCCTCAAGAATTAAGAGATGCATGGGCTGCAGAAATGAAAGAGACCAGAGCCAAGCAAGAAATTGAAAGAGCAGAGTGGCAAGAACTCTTAAAGCAAGGCTGGAAATTAGATGCTGATGGAAATAAATATAAGGCTGAGGATTTGTAAATGGAAGCATTTTTAAAAAAAGAGTTTGATGACGCTGGCTACGATACTGAGGTTTTCCACGACCAGGTTTTGTTTGTAAAAGATTTTTTACAATCAGAAGAATTAAATACTATATTAGAAATAATTGAGACTACTCCAAACGAAGATTGGTCGATAGAGTATACAAAGAATCTTGCTAGATTCTGTATGGAAAAGTTTGGAAGAGATGATGTAGATAACCTTGTTGCCGAAGGAAAGTTTGAAATTACCCAGGGATGGGAAGACAAGAACCTAAATATTACAACTAAAGCAATAAGCACAACGCTTCAGGGTAGACTAGGCAAACTACTAGAACTGGCAGATCCATCCTTAGAACTTGCTGGATTTGGAACACTCCAAAGAATGCAGGCTGGGGTTGAGTTGAAGGCACATACAGACCAACACACAGATCCATCTATTAGATATGCTGCTATACTATACATTAATGATGACTACAAGGATGGAACTTTGTTCTTTAAGAATAAAGAAAATTCAGACTTAAGGCCAAAACCAGGAACATTGCTTATTTTCCCAGGAAACGAGGAATATGAGCATGGAGTAAGGTTTGTAGGAGAAGGGCCCATAAGATATGTTACCGTAGGATTTATGAAAGTAACAGGGTTTTATGAAAAAAATAAATACTAAGGAGATACAAAATGGACAGAGAAATACTTGAGGAAAAGGTTTACTATTACACCAATGTAATTGAAGACCCTAAGAAACTTGTCGATGCAATTGAAAATGACAACAATGATGCATGGGGTGAATGGATGGCATGTAGTGGTCAGCACTATGTCTATGGAACAGATAAGACTATTGCCTTAACTTCAGATGCAAATGAAAAAGATAAGTATATTTATAACACTTTACAAAAAGCATTTGACGATGTGGCAAGAGATTACGCAAAGGCTCAGGGTATTACCGATGAACCAAAACTATTTCCTCAATATCCTATCAAGAAGTATCAGGCAGGAACATTTATGGGTGCCCACTTTGATCAGCAAGAAGGAGATGAAAGACTTAAGGTTTCATTTGTTATGTATTTAAATGATGACTATGAGGGTGGAGAAATATCTTTTACAATTTCTTCTCCAGAAGGAGTCCTAAAGGAACAAGGTGCAGACCCAGATTTTGAGATTGCCAAAATAAATAAAAACTATACATTTGCTGTAAAGCCAAAAGCAGGAAGCATTATTGTATTTCCACCATCACCACCTTATCACCATACAGCCCACTTAGTAAAAAGTGGTGAAAAGATAATGGTTCCTCAACACTGGATTCACTAATATTGAAAACAGCAATAGTAACAGGAGCCAGCAAGGGTGTTGGTTATTCAACAGTAAAACTTTTATCTGAAAATGGATATAGAGTAATTGCTGTTTCAAGAGATTTATCTAAAGTCTCTAATTTAGTTTCTGACAATGTTGAAGTTTATTCTATGGATATAACTAATTCTTCTGAAATAAAAAAGTTTTATGAAAAATATAAGGATATCACTTTAGATCTACTAGTAAATAATGCAGGGGGAGGCTCTGGCCCAACCAGTATTATAAATGAAACAATGGATAACTTTAGAAGAGCATACGACATAAATGTTTCTGGTCCAATGTATTTATCTCAACTATTTGTTCCTTGTATGAAAAAATCAGAGTCTGCCACTATTATATTTATTAGTTCTCTTGGTGGAAAGTTTCCTTACAGATCAGGAGGAAACTACACAAACGCAAAACGAGGAATGATGGCACTTGTTGACACAATGAGGCTAGAGTTTCCAGAATATGGAATTAAAGTTACTGAGATTTGTCCAGGAACAATTGATACACAAGAAGAAAAAAGAGACATTGCTATAACTGCTGAGGACATGGCTGAGTCTATAAGATGGGTAGCAAGTCTACCTAAACATGTTAACATAAACCATATAGAGATAAATCATATACTTAGTGGTAAATAATTTTTAACTCTCAACCTCTTATTTAGGGGAGAGTTTTGCTTTTTTGAAAACTCTGCTATACTTAGGTCTTAATCCGTTTTTGAAAGGACGATACATATTATGTCAGATTTCTTTAGTTTTAAACTTCCAGAGGACTTCGTAGAAAAGTACAAGAGCCAAGAAAGCCCATTCGGGTTTAAGGATGCAGCAGAAAATTCACTTGGAGAGATTACTTTTATTCGTACATATTCTCGCATGAAGGAAGATGGAACTAAGGAAAGATGGCATGAGGTTTGTCGTCGTGTAATCGAGGGTATGTATTCAGTTCAAAAGAATCATGCTAAAGAAAACCGTTTGCCATGGAATGACTATAAGGCTCAGAAGTCTGCACAAGAAGCATTCCAAAGAATGTTTGAATTGAAGTGGACTCCACCAGGTCGTGGTATGTGGGCATTTGGAACTCCTATGACTATGGAGAAGAAGAACTCAGCAGCACTACAAAACTGTGCAATGGTTTCAACAAAGGATCTTGATAAGAATGATCCAGGAGCATTATTTGCTTGGGTCATGGATGCCTTGATGCTTGGTATTGGTGTAGGGTTTGATACAGTGGGACAGGATAAGAATTTCTCAATCTATACCCCAACAGAACCAGAACAGGTGTTCGAAATTCCAGACACTCGTGAAGGATGGGTAGAGTCAGTACGCCTTCTTATCAACTCTTACTTGAGAGCAAACCAGAGTATCCAGAAGTTTAACTATGATTTGATCAGACCTCTTGGAGCCCCTATTAAGGGCTTTGGAGGCGTTGCATCAGGGCCTGCACCTCTTATCAAGTTGCACGACCAGATAGACCGTGTAATCGGCTCTAGAGGCGGAGAAACACTAGACTCTCGTGCCATTGTAGACTTGGTAAACCTTATTGGTACCTGCGTGGTATCAGGGAACGTAAGACGCTCAGCAACACTTGCTTTGGGTAATGCAGGGGATGAAACATTTATGAACTTAAAGAACTCAGAGATGTTCCCAGAGCGTAACTCATTTGATCCAGAGAATCCAGGTTGGGCTTGGATGTCCAATAATTCTATTTCAGCAGAAGTAGGAACAAAGTACCAAGACTATGTAGATTTAATTACAGAAAACGGAGAACCAGGTTTTATCTGGCTTGATGTTGCTCGTAATTATGGACGACTAAAGGATGCGCCAGACGGTAAGGATTATCGTGTGATGGGATTCAACCCATGTGCGGAGCAGCCATTGGAATCATACGAATTATGTACACTTGTAGAAGTGCACTTGAATCGTCATGAATCTAAGGA